TCCATATTATAATAAGTGCCTAATACATTATCAGTTGTAATGGTTCCTGTTGTAGTACTAGCCGTAGCAGCTCCAGTTGGTCCTTGTGGTCCTTGTGGCCCTTGTTGACCAGTTGGTCCTTGTGGCCCTTGTTGACCAGTTGGTCCTTGTGGTCCTTGTTGACCAGTTGGTCCTTGTGGTCCTTGTGGTCCTTGTGGTCCTTGTTGGCCAGCTGGTCCCTGAGGTCCTTGAGCACCACCGCCACCACCGCCACCGGTAGCACCCACATATTGAAATCCTGTTACATATAAATTAAAACCTCCTGGATAATTACCACCTGAATTTGTATTAATAGCAGAAACTAAATCATTAGCTAAAAATAACAATCCCATATCATAATTCCATACCCATGCTACATAACCAGGAGTAGCATCTTGCTCTGCTGTTGTAAGAATTTCTTGTCCTCCAGCACTTGGATTACCACTCCATAATTTAATAGAATATCCTATAGATGCATTACCATTAGCTTGTGGTATAGAAGGTGGTTGAATCCAATTTTCTTCAACTCCACCAGATGGGGTGTCTAGTGTTGTATATGCAATCCATGTATTATCAGCACCTGCAGTTACTCTACTTAATTGTAACGGTGATGCTGTTGTAGTTTCTCTAATATTGGTTGGGTCGGCAGCTGCATTAGATTGTGCAGTTGCTATATTAGCCGCAACTGGAATAAGATTATAATTGGTTAATATTCTCGCTGGAATAACTTTAGGACTAAATGATAATTTAGACTCATACCATCTTGCCCCTGAATCAGCGTCTATAACACCACCAGCCTGTACCTTAAAGGTTAACTTATTTACATCAGTTGTACTAAATCCCATTTATATTGATTTCTTTTTATATTTATTCATCTTTATATCTTACCCTACCTCAGTTGTTCCGTTTGCATAAACTAATGTTACTATAGCGCTATCGATTCTTTGTGAAGTATCAATTAATTGTATTTCAATATAAAATCCTTCTAACGCATTAGATCCACCAAAAGTACCAGTTACTGTGTTACTCACTGTACTACCTGTTCTACATTGCCCTGAGCCATCTGCATTATCTATTGAAGTTGGAGGATCAGTAAATACTCCACTATTAAAACCTACACCATGCATTGAATGTGGAACTGCTGCAAAACCGATATTAGAAGATGTTGGTGAATTTTTCTTTCTTATATAAATTCTCATATTTGAATTTAGTAAAGAAGTAAATGCCGTTCCTCCAGTAAAAGTTCCAGTAAATGCTATTTCAAATGAAGCAATTACTAAAGCAGGATTAGCAGTTGTTTCAAATAATCTATGATATACTCCTGGATTAGTTAATGAAGTATAATCAGGGTTAGCAGTACCTAAATCTGGTTTATATCCTGAAACATTAGGTATTGTAGTATTATATCCACCACTTGGGCTATTACTTGAAGAACCATTATCTCTAAAGAATTTAAACGGTGTAACAATATTACTTCCTACAGTACATGCATTAGTAAACGGCCCGGCTGAACCAGATCCATTTGGAGTCTGTGTAGCATCTGCCAAACTTAAATTAGAATTCCATGCACTATATGCAGCACCACCTCTTACTAATCTATATTGTTCATCTATAAAAGTTTCCCTTAATGTTGGATTACTTCCATTATTACCAGTAGTATTATAAGTATCTATTAATATAGACTGTCCTGGTGTAGAAGTTTTTTGGGCTCCATTAGTCCAAGGGTCATACGGCCTAGCATTAATGCTTGCAGTCGAAGCTCTAAATCTCCAATTGCTATTATTAATTGCCCAAGCAGTATATTCCCAGTCAATGTCTTGGTCATTATCTTCATCATTCCAATCTGTCCAAGTTCCTAAGTTACTACTAAATGGATAAGGTGCTTGTTGTAATGTTGGTAAATTATAATTTGGCCCTTGTGCTAATAGATTATATGTAGCACCACTACCAGATCTTCCTTGCGTATTTGCATTCCAATTATCAATTTCATTTACATTTATTGTAAATTGAGAACCGTCTACATAGTATTCTACACCACTTAAATGTTTTGTTTGAATTTGTCCAACCGTTTCTGCTATTGTCACAGTTCCTGTTATAACTGATGAAGTTGGATTAGTATCAAAGAATACATCATTACTTTCTGCAACATATGAAGTAGAGCCTGTACCATTAGGACCAAAATAAGGATATACATTTCCAGTATCCGTTACCGCATCAGTTTTCATTGAAATTTCAACATGAAAACGACCACCAGTATAACCAGCAGTTGCTAAAATATCGCCTATCTGTATTGTTACTGATACTGTAGCTTTAAATTTTGTAGTATCTGCTGACACAGTTCCAATAGTTACACTTATTTTAGTTGATCCACTAGTGGATGTACCTGCTGCTGATAATGCGCCAGTAGTAAATGTATCTAATGAAGTTATACCATCAGCATCATAAACAGTTACAGTAATAGTAGCTGCATCAGGCAATGTTGTACTAGGATCACTAAATCCTGTACATACACCTGCTGTCGTAAACGTAAGATTACCATTTGCTGATGTATATGAAGGTTTATTGTTTGATGCCCATATTGCATTAGCACCTCCACCCGTTCTATATGGAGATCCTTCGCCACCATTAGGAATACTTATTCTTGGTGATGAAGGAAATGATTGTGTATCCATTACTGCACTACCTTGTGCATTAGTTTTATTAAAATAAGGAGCAAATGTTGGTGTTGGAATGTAAACATTTACTTGACCAGGAGTTCCACTATCTTCCGCCAATACATCAACACCAATAAAATTCATGGTAGTATAATTTCCTATTGTTGTTCCCTCGTCTGCAACAGTAAGACTACCTCCACCTGCCGATGAAATAGTTATATTATTATTACCATCATCTTCAAGTGTAATATTAGATCCTTCTTTTAAGAATACTGTATCAGTTGATCCAACACTAGGTACTAAATTAATACCTGCTGTTGTTGCTGTAACTGTTGCAATTACACCTGTTACATCATCACCCGGACCATCTACAGTAAATGTATCACCTGGTGCATAATCCGCACCTGCTGCAACTACAGTTATTTGATTTGCATCTATAACACCACCTGAAACAGTTCCTACTAATACTGTTAAGTTTCCATCACCGTTACCTGTAACTACTGTTGTTGCTAAAGTAGAGCCAGCCACGTATAAAGTTCCTCCTGATGGATTAGTTAATGTCAATGCTGGTCCAGATTGTGAACTTGTTAAATCATAAGTATCACCTACTCCACTTGGTCCTTGTGGACCTTGTTCACCAGTTAATCCTTGTGGACCTTGTGGACCTTGTTCACCAGTTAAACCTTGTGGTCCTTGTGGCCCTTGGGGACCTTGTGTACCACTACCTGCACCTACAAATAACCAATTATTTGCTACTGTATAGTTGGCAGCATCCTGTAAAACATAAACTCCATTATTAGCAGGTGTAGCATCATTCCATACAGTAACAGTTAAACCATTAAATACATAAATACCACCGTCTAAAGCAGTCCATGTTGCTGTTAAAACTAAATCTGATTTAGAAGGTACAACAATCCTAGCATCTAACGGTGCACCAACTTGTGGTTCAAAGTTATTACTGAATCCTATTCCTCCGCTTGGTCTATTTCCTGCCATATTGTATTATTATGATTTAAATCTATATTGCCCAGCACCTCTTGGATAACCTGCGTTATTTGTAAATCTAGTATAATTAATAATATTACCAGATCCTGTAGGTACTTCGTGTGTTGTTGCTGATGTTGTCCAATCACTTAATGCTGAAGCCCCCCATTGGTTACTAAATGTATTAAAAAATTGTACTATATTTATTGTACTCCAACCAGCCTGTCCGCCACCTGCAATAGGAATGTCTACTGTTTGCCTGTCAGCTGATGAAAATGATTCAGCTACTAATGATACTGTTGCATAACCTGACATACCAACTAATGATTGTTTAGTCATTGTACTAATACTTGATGTAGTAGCAAATACGGGAAATACTCCTGTTATAGTTTTTGATATAGTACTTGTAGTTCCTGCTGATAATGCTCCAGGTGGATCAAAATCACCACCTACACTATCTTTAGGCATTACTCCTGCATCAAATGAAACTGAATTTGTCCATGTATTTGCACCAGCTAAAATTGTATAAGCTCCTGTTGTTGCTTGGACTGGCCCTAAGCTACTTGAAGAAATAGGAGAAACTCCAGTACCATTAAAATTATATGTATTAGGTAATCCACTTCTTTTATTACTTGCAGAAGTATATTGCGGGTTTATAAGCCCTTGGTTAAATGTTGCATCAAGAGTTACTGGTACGTTTGCTCCAATTTCTTGAAATGACGCGCCTGGTGAAATTGATAAAGTAGCAGATGGTGCCGTTAATGCTGGATTTAATGTAGGATATAACATTTTATTCATCATTGCTTCAAAAGTTTCATTTGTAAACGTTTCCCCAGTTGGTATATTATCAAAAGGTGAATTACCTGGAAACGGTTGAGGTGTTGGTGTAGCATTAGTATAAGAACCTAGGCCGCCTGAAATTGCAACTTCAATATTTCCTGATCCAGGCACAGCTTCTGTAACAGTAACCCCAGTTCCTGTAAAATCTATTTTTTTTACATCTGTAGTAATAGATGTTCCATCGTCTTCAATTTCAATAGCTTGGCCACTACCACCACCTACAAATTTCCAATTATTAATATCTTGGTAACCAGCAATACTTAATAATATATAGACACCATTATTAGCCGGGGTAGTATCTTCAGCAACCGCCACAGTCATACCTACATAAATATAAGAACCTCCATCATTAGCTACCCACGTGTCTGCTAAAAGCAAATCAGCTTGAGTAGGTACAATAGCTCTCGCATCAAGTGGTGAAGAAATTTGTGGTTCAAAATTTCCTGAAAAATTAAATAATCCGTTTGTTCTATTTCCTGCCATATTATATTATTATGTTGTAAATTGTAATTGCCTAGCACCAATAGTATTACCATTGTGTGTATAGAGTTTATAAGCTACTGACGTACCATCAGGAGAATTTCTATTTTCATTAGTTACAGTAAATGCAGCTAAGCCATTAGGAACAACTTCAAATTGATTTGTAAATGGACTAAATTGTTTTAATCCTGTAATTGTCGACCAAGCAGCAGGTATTGATATTGCTTGCTTAGGGCCACTTGGGACTTCGGCAACCATAGATACTTGAATTGCTGAAGTCATTGATTGTAAACTCTGTGGTGAAAGTGTACCAGCAGTAGCAGTTGTTGCAAAGACACGGTATACACCTGTTATAGTTCTAGTAATAGTACTTGTTGTACCTGTTGGTAGTGGGTTACCAAAATCACCACCACTACTATCTTTTGGTTGAACACCAGCAGAATAATCAACTGATCCTGTCCAGGATTGTGATCCTAATAAAACCAAGTAATTTGAAACTGTTTGAGCGTTTGAGGTACTAGTGCTTGCAACTGTAGTAGGCAAACCTGTACCTGTATAATCATAATCTGTTGGAAGCCCACTTCTAAACGGGCTTGCTGATGTATATTGTGGACTTATAGATCCTCTATTAAGTGTTGCATTAAAATTTAATGTTCCTAATGTTGCACCAGTTTCCTGAAGACCTTGTTGAGTTAATGTAAATGTTGAAAAAGGGCTAGATAATGATGGATTTAATGTTGGATATAACATGGCATTCATCATCTCTGTAAATGTTTGATCTGTAAATGTTGTACCTGCTGCAATATTAGCAAATGCACCAGTCCCTGGAAAGGATTGTGGCATAGCTGTTGTATTTGTATAATTACCTCCTCCACTATAAACAGGAATATTTAAAATTCCAGCACCCGATAATGTTGCAGGACCTGATGAACCTATTGTTGTTAATCCACCAAACGGTACGCCACCTTGTGCATTAATTGTTACAGTAGTACCTGATGGTGTGGTTACGGTATTAAGCGTAACACCTGTCCCTGCTACAAGAACTGGGTTATATGTAGAGTCAATTAGATCTACTAATGAATCTTGCGTCATTAAATCTCCACTTTCAAAAAGTGCTTTTAATTGATACTTAAGTAATACGGACATAGCAGTTGATAGTATTTGTTTTATTTATCAACCCTTCATGATATTTAAAAACTTATCAAATGATACTAGGTGCTTTTTCTTCTTTTTCTTTTTCTTCTTTTTAATAGGCTCCAATAAATCACCGCTTCCGGTTTGTTGGCTACTAAAAGAATTTGCAGAACCTGGATTCCCAGGAAGTGTAGCATTACCCATGCTCTGAACATTCATGTTCGGATTAAGGTTTACTGTACCGGACTCGTTTTCTCCTATCTTGTTAGGTATTTCTTTTTCGTCAGTTTTAACAAAATCTTCTAATGTTTTAACTGGCAATTTTGACAACTCTTTAACCTCATCTGAAACATCAGAGGATTTAAGTTCTCCTTTTTTATATTGTAATGCTAATGCAAAAAATCTTCTTTGCGCTTTTGATTGAGCTGGCATTATTTAATGTTCTTTTTTAAGAATGCTGTACAAAAATTTAATAATTCTTTTCTTGCTGGAGCAATATCACTCTTTTCTGTTGCAGGGCCACTTTTCCATTCTATCCAACCTTCTACTATTTCTTCTAATCCTTCTTCAAGACCACGCATAAGTTCAATATACTCTTCATTAATTTTACTTTCATTATAACTAACAATATCAGAATATTTAATTTCGTGTTCTCCGCCGTCTTGATCTAATGCAAAAATCGTTTTATCTCCCCACATCGAATCATTATCATCGTTACCATTATCAAATGCATAAATAACATATTCTTGGCCGTTACCTAATTGAATCATACCATCATCTTTTTTCATGGCTTTAATTAGACTCTTTTTATTAAATTTTGCTTCATTAATTTTAAAGCTATCTAATGATTTTAAATTTTTCATATTTTCATTTTCTTTTATTGGTTGCATTATAGTTTGTAATGGTTTATAAAATCCATGTATACTTTTAGGAGTCATTTTCTTAAAAGTCTTTTCATCATCTATCTTTAAAGCATTACGAACTTTAGATGCTGATATATTTTCTTCACCTCTTTTTATTTCAAATCCTTTAAAGCTTGGGTCAACTCCTAAATCATCTCGATATGATTGTTTATTAATCATATTACCGTATGCTTTCTTTCTATCAGTACCATAACCCCACATCATAGGTTCATATGTTGGTCTTGCTGCTGCAAACATTGTATCAATTGCTCCATTAGGAACTACAAAGCTTGCTTCTAAAAAAGGATATTGCTTTTTCATTTTAGCAAACATAGCTTGTTGCATATCTTCATCAAATGGCCTTTTCTCTGGATCAGCTTTACCACCTCTTACCATATAAACTACAACAGGTAAACCATTTTCTTTATACATTTTTTCAAATACTTTAACATGACCTAATGTAAAAGGTTGAAATCTACCAACAAACATGTTTACTGGTTTTTTACCTTTTTCTTTATGAGGTACATTTAAAGCTTCATTAAGTATTGTGGTTTTATTCTTTACTCTTAATCCATAAGGAGAAAGTGAAAAAGTTTTGATTCCTGCTTGGTCTTCACTGATATTAAATAAAGTTTTATTTCTACCTAACCATCTTTTATTAGCGCTAAGCTCTGAAAGAATTTTAGACATTTCTTCTTCAGTAATATGACCATCTGAAATAGCATCTAAAATTACACTTCTGATTCTAGCATTTGTAGATACATTCTTAGCAGGATATGCCTCTGTATATCTTCTCTTTACTACAATCTTTTTTTCATTTAAGAAATTATTTAAATCATTTATGTTATCCATATCTTATATATTTACTTTAGTATTCTTATCCCCATATTAGCATTAAAAGGATTACTCATACTTCCCTTTTGTTCAAATACAAATGTAGCTTTAGAAAATGGAACTGTTTTAAATTGAAACAATCCTTTCTTAACTAAAACATCTAAGTATAATTGTTTAACATCAGTTACTACTTGTGAATACTGTGTTAATTCCTTTGTATATTTTTCATTAAGTGTTTTAGTAGCCTCAACCATTAAAGGATAAAATACTATGCCTATTCTATTTTTACCTAATGCAATATAGCCATCATATGCTGCCTTTAATTTTTTATCATTCCAAGCCATACCTGACCTTGTCCATAATGTATTTAAGAATTCTTTAAACTTACTTTCATCTAAATGTAATTCATCTAAGAAAGACACAACTGAATCTTGTGTTAATAAGTTAGGCTGAAGTTTAGATTCTGAAGTTAAATACCAATAACCTGAATTAGCTTTATCTACAATGTTTACATTACATAAATTCATTACAGTATTATAAATACCACTTCTTGCTAGCTTTGTTGGATTAGTCCATACTTTTATTACATAATTATAAAAGTCTTGTTCTTGTATTGTACTAAAATCTAATTTATCATCTAAGTACATTGAAGATATTCTTTGGATAATAGTATCACCACTAGGAGTACCACCTCTACCTGCTTTTGATGATATCGCATAATTATCAAAATAAAAATCTACTAGTTTTTCATTGGAATTAATTGGATATCTTATACCTTTACCAGTATCTTGTAATAAATTAAATAGCATAAAGCCACCTAATATTTCACCGTAATCATTTTGAAAATTTTGAATTGATAATTGATCTATACCATCAAATAAAGATTCTGTAATTTTATAATTTAAGATTTGTGTTGGTGCATTTGCATATTTATTAAAATTAGTAAATTTTCCACTATTACTACTATCTATAACTTCACGAGTTGATTGCAAAATAAACTCTTTATAATTATCAGGATATTTTGAAGCTTTAATATAAGGTTCTACTTTAGCATATAATGCAGCTGCGTTATGATATTCATGTTTTGGTAAACCTAATCTATCTGGAGTTAAATCTTTTCTACCTATAACTGAAGCCTCTCCAGTCTTTTTAGAAATCTTATATCTATTTGTTATAATAAAGAAATCACTAATTCCATAATCTTGACCTAGCTTATTCTTAACACCTCTTTGTATTATTATTTTATAAGCAGAATAGTCAGATGAAATAACACCTACTGGTAAACTTTCTATTTTATAAGTATTTGGTTTAATACCAGCATGCTTAAGTAAAAAATCTTTTATAGATTTTTCTGCTGTTCCGTCGTTAGGTCCAAAGTTAGCTCTAAGTACTTCACCAGTATCTCCCTTTCTTGAAGATACACCAGTCACATCAGTTGATTTAGAATATTTCTTATATCCATTTTTCCAAAATTCCTCTATACTTTTTTTGGTTATCTTCTTAGCTTCATTTAATATATCTACTTTAGCTAAGTTAATAAATTTATTATAGTTTAATACTTTTTCTTCAATAATCAGTTCTTCTAAATCTTTATGATTTATTTCTTCAGTAAGCTTATTATTTAAATAGTTACCAAAAGTTTTAAATTCATTTGATGTTTGTTTATTAATAGTATCAGATATCTTATTTACTAATTTATTAAAATCTTCAATTACCGATGCTGTCATTACTGCACCTATTCGATTAGAGTTTCTTTTCTTTCTTAGCGAACCTACCATTATTTTATATAGGTTTTGTAACTTTGGGGATTTTTGTAGTATTTCTTTTGTTCTACTATTTTTAATTAAATCTAAATTCATATTAAATTCAGGACCTTTAGCAAATTCAGCCTTTTCAATATCTAACTTTTGTAAATCAACTCCTCTTTTTGCAATATAGTCATTAAATAGATTTGACATTAATTCCAAATACCTTTCACTTGGTATTGAAGTTAATAGTTCACCGCCTCTTAATCCTCTTTCTTCTATAAAAGCTAAGATATCTAACAAAAGTATTTCATTAATATCAGCAGGAGCTCTTCTTAAATCAATAGGTTCTTTTTCTTTCATTAAAGCTTCAGTATAAGGATCAATCATTTTAGCCGCAAAGACTTGATTAGTTCCTTGTTTAAAAAACTTAAAGATAATAGAATCTATAGGTTTATTTAAATCATCTTGTAAAGTAGTTTGTGTAATGGTTGGATTTAAACAAGTAATTAAATATTTAGCAAATGAACTAGTACCAAAAATCTCTAAATGATCTTCTTTAGGTGTAGAAAGAAATTCTCTAATCTTTCTTTTTTGGTCTTCTTTTAAATAACCACTAAATATTGGAATAAGTGGAGTTACTTGAAATGCAGATGCCCAGTCTCTTAGTACTCTAGGATCTTCTATAACTTTAGCAATTTTACCTTTTGCATTTCTAATTTGAATATGAGTAAGTATTAAACCATTCTTTGGCACATTATCATACTCAATTGCACCAGGTTGATTATTAACAAAGTATTGAAAACAAAATCTCCAATATTCTGGCAAGTCTTCTATGTTATTAATTGTTTGTGAAAGTATGTATTGAATTGCAGGTTCATAATACATCATTAGTGTTCTATCCACTAAATTAATAGGTTGCTTATTACTACCTTTAAAAAATTTTAATTCACTACCATGCCTTTCAAATGAGAATGATGATCCTGATAGCTTTTCAGTCACTAATAGGTAATCCTTAAATAGATCATCTACGAATTGTTGCCCTGCTTCTTTATATATGTTTGTTAACTCTTTCATTATTAGTTTTTAGTTATACCTTTTATATATTAGATTTAAAGAATGTTTAAAACAAAAAAGATGAGTCGTTTAACTCACCTCTAATACACTTATATTATTTTCCTATTATTATTACATATTGATTATGATACGTCCATATAATCTCCATAATCGCATACCATACCCTTTTTCTTTAGTTCCTTACATACCTTATCTAAATCATCAGTTTCGTAATATGCAGGTACTTGGTTTTTAATACCTATTGACTTTAATAGCTTATTAGTATCATCTAATCCAATTTTAGATCTTTTACTAACATTAGCGGTTTTAGCTACATCATATAAACTAGTACCATAAAACCTGCCACCTTGTTCAGTATAAATAAAGTTAATGCCCTTTATCTTAAATGACTTACCACTACGGTCTTTGTAGTTTACAGCTTCATTTATAAATTCATTAAAGTTTTTCATATTATGCTAATTTAGATTTACCATCCCAGACCTTTACAATATAATCTTTGCCATCTTTCTCTAAGTAGCGAGGATCTTGTTTAGTAGGTCTCATTAGCAAGCCGTGTGAGTTTGAACCTCTTCCGTGTTTACCTATGTTTTTATCATGCCCTAACCTTTTCATAAAACTAGATCCACCAGAAAAGTAAGAAGAAAAATATCCTCTGTTTGCTTTATCTGTAGGGTCCATACCTTTAATTGTTACAATCATATTTTGCAAATCTTTCCATTTAGATTTACCTTTCTTTTCGGCATAATCCAATACCATCTTTTTAATGGTGTCCATATCTTTAGCTTCATTGAGCGATTCGTAGTTGTGTAAATAGTCCATGTTGTTGTTTTATTTTATTATATAAATATAATCAATTTTATTAGGATAAAAAAATTATTTCACTAAAAGTTATTAACAATTATCTACCGTATTTAATTATACCCATTAATTGATTAATTGCAGCAAACGTACCAGTCAGCTTATAGATCTTACCTTTATATTTAAATACAATACCTTCAGTTGGAAATATTGATTCTATACCACCAATACGACTTAGTCTTGCAAGTTCAGCTTCAACCTTTTTAATTTGTTGTACACCGCCTGTCTTTTTAATCTTACTTGCTTGAGTTTCAATTTCTTTTCTTAGTCTTTGTGCTTCACCAGATGGATTAGCAGCTAAAAAGTTAGAAGCATTCTTCATAATGATAGAACCTAGCTCTAAAAATAAATCTTCAAAAGGTCTAATGTTTTCTTTATACTTTTTGGCAACATCTTCTTTATCAAACTTTTTAACTAGTGCAGCTTCTTTAGGCCCAACTTGTTTTGCTAAAGATCTCATGTTTAAACTCTTCTTGTCGCCGTATGCCCATCTTCTAAGTAAACCTTCTTTAACATCTTGAGATAATGTTGGAAATTCTTTATCTATTAATTCTCTCCACCACATTTCATGATATCTTGAAACTTCATCACCGTCGTTTAAACCATATCTTTTTTCTAAAGCATTAACTTGATTAATAAACTTTTTCTTATTTGCAGTAAAATCTAAATCTCTTTGTAATTGAATTACTTTCGGAGGTATAATTTTAAATGTTTTACCAATATCAGATTTTACCTTTTGGAGTATGCTTGTTATTTCTTTGGCAGGTTTATTGTTTGTACCTATAATATTACCTTTACCGTCTGTTTCTTTTATTCCATGAAATTGTATAACATCAGTATCATAATGAATAACATTTGGATTTAATGAATAGATTAATTCCATATTCATAAAATCTTTCCCATTCTTAAAATACTTTTCTTGATCTGCTGGGGAAAGCTTACTTAATAGCTTATCTAAATCTCTAGCAGCAAAAATATAAGTATCTTCTACTAACTTTGATGCATGACCGGTAAACATATCAATAATACCATTAAGATCTAGCGGGTTTGCCATTTGACCTTTATTTCTGGCAAATTTTACTTTACCATCTTGGATAGTTACAAATAAGTTTTGCCCGTCAGTCTTTTCAGTAGGATCTTCTTCAAAGTTTAACTGTCCCCTAAGACCAGCATCAACCATTGCTTTAAAATCACCAAAGGTTAAATCTTTATCATCAAATGGATGTTGCATATGACCAGCAGCACCGCCTTCAAACAAAAATGGCTGACTTTTGTCAGTCAGCCATTCTTCAAACAATTTTATATGTTTCATTTAGTTTAGTTTTATTATGATCCCATAGTAGATTGTAAAGCTCCAACCATTGCTCCATAGTCTTCACCATACTTATCAATTAAACCATCAGCAGTTTCAGTTGCTTTAGTTTCATCAAAATCATCTCCAAATGCATCCTTTAACATTTTCATTGCATACTCTTTAAATTGATCAGCAGATTTAATTTCTGCCTCATGAAGTTTACCTATTTTATTAGCAGCAAGTTTTCTGAATTTTTCTGCAATTGAATCATCAGCTAATACTTCTTCCTCTTCTTTAACTAGTGGAATTTCAATACCATCTTCAGATACATCATTTGGTGAATCAGGAATTACTTCAGTAATCTTTTGATCAGGAGTAATTAATTCTTTACCTTTACCTTCAACAGATTTAGGTTTACCCATATCCATCATATCTCCTGCAATACCTGCAGCAGTTTCTGGTCCGTCGCCTTTAATTGCAGGAATTGCGATTCCATCATCTCCAGCTACTTCATCAGCAATTTCATCGCCTTCAACTTTAGTAATTACTTCACCTACAGCTTCTTCAACAGATTCATCTTTATCTTCATCTTCATAATCTTCCTCGCCTTTTTTGGTTTTAGACTTATCGCCTTTATTTCCACCAAGAACTACATCATCGTACTTTTCATTTGCAGATTCGTCTTTCTTATCATCTTCATCCTCATCTTCAAAATCTTCACCGTCATGTGTTTTAGATTTATCGCCTTTATTTCCACCAAGAACTACATCATCAAACTTTTCGTCAGTTTTATCTTCATCTTCAAAGTCTTCTTCGTCTTCTTTAGTTTTAGACTTATCTCCTTTGTTTCCACCAAATACAACTTTGTCATAAGCTTCATTTACAAAAGTAGAAAAAGACATAATAGCAGATTCATTCTTTTCAGCATCTTCTTCTTCTTCTTTATCGTATTCAGCATCTTTCTTTAAAGCGTCGATTTGTTTATCATCAGATTTAACAGCTCCTTTATAATGGTCTGCTTTTTCTTTATCATCTTCAGAATCAACTTTCTTATCTCCTTTATCTTCTAGCTCATCACCTTCTTTTTCATCTTCTTTACCTTTAGCTTCGGCGCCTTCAGCAAGAGGATCAGCAGATGCCGCTACGGGAACAGCATAATCTTCTGGCTCTTCATCATCGTCATGATAAGAAATGTTTTTATTAATAGTTTCTTCTTTTTCTTTGATGAAATCTTCGAAAGCCATAATTCTTCTAGTAGCTTTTGGAGTTTCTTCTTCTTCTGAAGCAACATCTACGCCGTCTTCATCTTTAACTTCATCAGCTTCAGCAGGAACTTCCTTTGTGATTTCTTGTTCATCAGAAACTAAGTCATCCTCAACTTCTTCTTCTATTTCAGCAACTTCGGAATCAGTAGTGACAATATCTTCATCGCCTTCTTTATCTTTAGTACCTTCTAAGGATTTAGCCTTACCTTTGGCATTCATTTCATCTTCAATATCTTCAGCTCTATCTTCTTCGATTTCATCCTCAGATATATCATTACTTTTTGCAAATGTCTTAGACATTGCTTCGAGCTTTGAAAGAAGATCTTTCTCCTTTTTTAACTCTTCTATACTGTCAAAACCAATCTTTTTGATCAATTCATCAACAGCTTCTTTTGTTACTTTTGCTGACTCAGTGATCGGTTGATCTTTTGCAGTCATTGCAGAAAACTTTTTGATTGACTTCATTTTAGTTATTTTTATTTTTTTTATATATCCATGTCTTAGTGAAAAGATATTCTATATTAGAATCTTATGTTCTGAACTTCGAATGGAAACTTTTCTTCTTTATATATTGTTCGCCTAGCAATACCGTGGCGGTAGATATAATTAACCCAATCATGGTCTTCGGCTTTATATCTAAAATCATCTATAAAATCATAGATTTTTACAACATCTTTCGATGCATGCTTTCTTAATCCTCTACCGATACTTTGTCTGATAATTACTTCAGATTTAAAACTTTCGGTAAAAAAGATATTATGTATATTTTTAATTGAAATACCTGTGGAGAAAGTACCATAAGATGCTACAATAATAACATCATCATTCTTTTCCATTCTACTTTTAAACTCTTCTCTTATATCTACGTTAACAGAGCCGTCTACATAGTAAACCTTCTTGTCTGTTATATGCCTTAATTTATTATAGATCTTTTCACCATAAGCTATCTTATGAAATAGAACTAATGAATTAGATGTAGACTTTTTAATTACTTGACAAACAAAATCTAACCTCTTTTCACTTTGATTTATAAAGTTCTGTTCTAAACTAAATAATTTTTGTCTATCTTGTGGATTTTTAGATAAAAAAGAAAATGATTCTTTTTGTGCATCGGTTGCATAATCCATATGAAGCTGCATAACTTTACAACTAGCAATAAAACCTTCTTGTTGTAATTGGTTTGCTTTAACTTGAGTAACTAAAGGACCCATTGCAGACATTAAACTTAATCTATTAACAGTTCCTTTTTTAGGTATAGTTCCACTTAAACCAAACCTAAAATCACAATGCCAACATTTATCCATAATTTTTTGTATAGAATTGGCTTTTGCTTTATGCGTTTCATCTACAAATACTGCATCAAATTGGCTAAAGTATTCCTCATCTTTTTTAACTAAAGACTGATAAGTACCAATAACTAAATTGGAACTCTTTCTTATTTTTACACCTGCATATATTTGCTGAGTCTTTAATGGAACACCTACTTTATTATATTCATCAAAATCACCAGTAGCCTGTAATACTAAATTTACATTAGGGACGATCATTAATATCTTTTTCTTATTTAATTTATCCATAAGATAAGCAACTACCATAAATGATATTAATGTTTTACCTGCAGAAGTTGCTAATTCAGCTAAGCACCTTCTGTATTTTAAAATTTTAAATGCTGCATCTATTTGATATTCTCTAGGTTTAAAATCTGGCTGCTTTTTAAAAATTTCAGTAACCCATTCTCTAAACTTATCCTCTTTAATTTCAGTATCAAATATATCGGTTATATTATTTAAAGAACATTGAAAATCATAGTCTTTACATATATCTAAAATTTCTTTCCATAAACCTGCTGGTATTTTATTTCTTTTCACAAATGATACATTACCATCCCACACTCTCTTTTTAACTAAAGGGTGAAAGCGCCAACCTTCAATCTTTTTAGTCAAACTACTTTTTAGTTGTTCATACTCTAATTCAGTACAAGCATCAATAACCAAAAACTTTTTATTTTCCGAGAGGGATAGTTCCATTAGTATTCTTTATCATCCAAGCTTATTCTATTACGAATAGCAAATGCTAAGTTATCACAAGTCTTTATGCATTCTTGATAATAATCCATGTGAGATTGTAACATTTCCATTTGTGTTCTTAAATGAGATAAGTCAGCTTTAATAAAAGCAACTTTTTCTCCACTTGTTAATTTAACATCATAGTCAATTGAATATTCCCTATACTTAATTTTATAGTATCTGTCATATGCACCTTGTCTTTTTTGTTTTGTTGTTTTAAAGTCTGTAATTTTATCTAATAAAATTTGTCTATAAGATAACATATTTACTTGACACTCGGCCAAATTACGAACTTCTTTTAATAAACTAACTAAATGACTTATCTTTATTTTCCAATCATCTCTATCTTTAGCTAATCTTTTTGCTAATTCCTCATTAGCATCTCCTGTTGCAGTGTCATTATACTCCATTTAAAATATACCTTTATCTTTATTAATCTTTTTATAACCCTTTACTTTAGGCTGAAACTTCTTTTTAGGTACCTCTGTAATAGAAAAATCAGTTTTTACCTTAGTTAATTCTGATTTATTAAATGTAGTAAATAATTTTAATCTCTTATTACTATTTTCTAAATCTTTATAAAAGTCATCTACTTCTTCACTCACAAAATTATTGTAATTTTTTAAACTCATTATATAAAAATAATATCTAATGAATCCTTTGTAAAATATTTATCCAGGTCCCCTAAACAACCAGATCTATTACTGAACTCCCATTTAACTAAATCATTTAAATCTTTAACCTTTCTTGGCGGAATATTAAAATCCTTTAAAAACTTATCCCACATAAATACAGTTTGGCCACTCTTTAATTTATCAATCATTCTAGTTTTACCTTCCATATCATTATCAAAGAAATATCTAGCCGTAGGTATTTCATTAAATTCTATTATTTGTTTTTTAACACCAGTTAATCCGATAGAATTATTCATAAACATTGCATCTATAGGGCCTTCAAATATAGAAAAGTCTCTAGCCATATCTACTGTTAAAATACCAAATAACATTGATATTTTATTTAAGTTATCTAGTTCTTCTTCTGTTACGTCTAACTTTAGTTTTAGCCTATCATAAATTCTTTCTATGTTCCATGTTTTATATTTAGGACCACCGCTACCACCTAAGTCTCTAGTTTGGAATCCTAATATTTTACCTTCAGGTGTTAGATTAAAAACATATAATTCTCTACGCCTTGGATCAAAACCAAACCTTTCAGTTTTATGATGCAGTAACCTACTCTTTAAATATGGGTATGCCTGATAAGTTAATGTGTTAATTGGATATACATTAAATCCTAAAGCTATTTCATCAAAAGTTAATGATAATTCTTTTGCTTTATCAAAAAGATAAAAATCTAAATTTTCACCTAATGAAAAGTGTTTACGGTTTTCTTTAATATAATTAATTACGTCAATCCTATCATCACCTTCAAAGTTTTGATTATGTTCAGCTAAGAAAACATCTAATGATGCATGAGCTGAACAATTGTAACAGTGAAAGTATAAATCATTCCAATAAAGATTACCTCTCTTCTTTCTAACATTATCATGTGAATCCCCACAATAAGGGCATGCAAAATTTAGCCTACCTTTACTCTCCAGTATTCTTCTTTTTTCTGGATGATTATGGTTAGTATGAAGAACTCGGACTACCTTATCGATAATCCGAGCTTTCATTTCAGAAGATATTATTACTTCTTCTGCCATACTTATTAAAGATCTAAACCATTAATGAAATCATCAAAGTCATCTTTCTTTTCTTCACCCTTTATAGGCTCAGCTGTAGTTGTCTTTGTTTCAGTTGTTGCTTTAGTAGCAGCAGCCTCAGTTTTTATAGTATTTACTGATGCTGGTTTAGGTGCAGTTATATTTGCGATTGAATCACCCGGGGATGTAAATTGAGATAATACATTCATTACCTTTCCTCTTATTACATCATCCCATGATTTATAACCCCATGTTGATAAATCTGGCGCAGTACCTAATAATTCTAATATTGCCTTACGGCTTTCATCACTATCATTAACAGCTTCACCATTAATTGTCATTGGAGATTTATTTCCGTGGAATTTACTGGAATCATAATTAGGAAAACCACCTTTCTTTGAAATTACTAATTCAAAATTCTTTCCTTCAAACGGATCAAATACTTGAGTAGGTTCATCAAATTGTGGATTGAGTTCTTCATCAATTTTAGTTTTGATTTTATAACCAAACTTCATAATTTTAACTTGTCCTTCTAGATCTCTGTTTTGTGGATCCTTTATGATTTGTACCAATGCATAGAATACTTCTCTACGCTTTAAACCTTCTGACATCTTTTTATCTACAGCAGATTCAGAGTTTCTTAGTTTAAAGAACATATCCTGTACTGGACATTTTTCTCCAACCGTTGAAGGGGAATCAGCGAAAAAGCCGTTTCCTTCTCTGTCTTCTAGCCAGTAGACATATTTACGTTCGAATGGTTTTCTTGGGTTTTTAGCATTAGGTAGAAACCTAATTAAAGAACGGTAAGTTCCGTCCTGTCCTTGATCTGGTTTAGGTGTGTATAAATCGCTTCTGCCTTCAGAAGGTCTTTCACCAGTGTCTAAATCTTTTACACTTACATTAAAAATGTCGAATTCATTTGCCATGTTAATTGCCTTTTTTTGTTATTATTAATTTATGATAACAAACCTCCGTATCTAAACGCCTTTTAATTTTTTATTGCCTATTTACTTCGCCTTGTTATCGCCTGTTAAAAGTACCAAACTTTTTAGTACCTTTGTTTATTATATATCCCCTAAGTCAGTTTGTTTCAGACTATTTGTACATTTTTATCTATTATTGCAGTTATATCTCGTTCTCTTAAACTTAATATGGTTTTTCCTTTATATTTAATTTCTGTACCTGCTAAATCATGAAAAAGAACCTTTATTCCTATTTGAAAATCGTTATCCTCTACACCACCTCCTACACCAATAATAGTTCCTGAATACGGTGGGGCAAATTGGCCTTCTTTTTTTAATAAAATTATACTGCCTTTTCTTTCTGGTTGTTCATCTTTTTTTAAAAATATTCTATTTCCTAAAGGTTTTATCATTTTATTTTATTTTTTTTGTGTAAAGCTGAAACAAAGTTAACATGTTGCAATATAATTTTTAACTATTCAAAGAAAGAAAAGTATCTAGTTGTTAGCTTTTAAGGCTTTAAGTATAAAGTAAGCATCAACTATGTCATCAATAGGTTTAGGTATTTTAATGCTGAAGTCCTTTCCTTGAGTCCATTTCCAAAGTTTAGTGCTCCTTAAGTTCTTATCATTAAGGACATCATCTTGAAATGCTTTAGCCATATAATGTTTATTAGCATTTCCTTTACCAGCTAACTTCTTTACATGAGACGGTTGAAACACTGATAAATTTTCTATAGAGTACTTATCTATTAGTTTCTTTCTTAAAAATGTATTATATTGAATTATATCTATAAATGAATTACCTTTAGAGCCATATGAAAATCCTTCTAATGCAACCGCTACTTTATCACCTTCAAATAAGGTTGAAAATATATTAACCATAAGTGAACTAATATTTCCGGCATCCTCTAACTTCTGTCTCTCTCTAGGTAAAAATTCTTTACTTGTAACTTGCCTATTATAAGGAAAACCTAATAAGGCATTATCATCAATTAATTCTTTATGTATACTGAATGCTTTAGGTATTTTTCTACCTTCTTCATCCCATATACGATTTCCGTAATTAAAAAAAGTTATAAAGTGATATTCGCCATCGGCTGTTTCAATACAGGCTCCAGGGCTATTTAATGAAAAATCAATTCCTATGTGAATCATTCTAATTATATTCTCTTGCCGATAACTGCACCTAGCGCAGCACCTACAAGACGTGAGGTTAATAAATCATAAAGAGCACCTTTAGTAACACCTAATACTTTAGCTACTGCTTTACCTATAGTTTTTCCTAGTGCAAATCCAGTAAGTCCACCAAATATGCTACCAAGCAATCCTTCATTAATTATTTCTTCTACACAATCTTCTAAATTCTTGCCTTCTTTTTGAGCTTCAAGAATTCTATCTACTGCTAAATCAATAGCAGCATCTTGCTCTTCTGTTAAATCATGAGATTCATTTAATAAATCTTCTATGTTTAAAGAATCTTCTTTATTCTCGATTAGATAATCTTTAAATGTTTTCATTAATGTTCTTTATTTGTTTATATATTAGGTTATGTTAACAACAACATCTAAGATGTTATAACCAAACGTAATATCAAATGTTTGAAACTCTATTGTATTACTAGAGAAGTTTAAGTCTAACGCGCCTACTTCAGATATAAACATATCTTTAAGTTGGACCGTTACAAATACAGTCCCATCAGCATCTAACATCTGTACACCAACACCTTCTGGTAAATATGGATGCTTGCCACTTAATTTATAATAATAATCAAACATTTCTACAGCCATCCAATAATTTACATATCCATCAAATGCCTGCATTGTAACAGTCATAGTCTTATCAAATAATTGTTGCTTTGGTAAACTAGACCTAAATGCTCTTTGATTACCTGGATAGTCCACTTGCGTGACTGCATCAAAAGAAGGCCCTGGTAAATTTAAAGATTGTATTCCATAATTCCAATAATCAATAGGTTCTTTAATTAACCCACCAGGAACTCTTGTAAGAAATGGCTTATATTTATCAGCTATTTCTTTAGGTATAAAAGTTCTAGGAAAGTCAAACTTAAATTGGTTATTTCTTGCGCTTAATATCATAATTTATTAATTTATCTTCCGCCAAACCGACTTCTAATTCTATCAAATCTATCATCAAACCTATCCTGAATTTCTGTTACTCTATTACTACCAATTGTGTAATTTTGTAAATTCTTAGCAGCATTTTTATAAAAAGATTTTTTCTTAGATTTAGTTTGTGCAGTTTTAGCTGCTTGTTTAATAGCTCTTATTTGTTGCTTCTTTTTTATTTGTCTAATACTAAATGCTTGTGCTTCTTTGGCTCTACGATTAATTAATTCTATTTTAGTTGATTTTAAATCTTTACTCAATTCTGCTATTTCATTTGTTAATTCTTCATTACTATTTTGCAATGCTTGTATAGTTAAGGTATCTTCTTCAGCTGAATTTACCAATTCTGAATTTTCTTTTTTAAGAGCTTGATTCTCTGCCTGTAATTTTGCTAATTCAATACTATATTCTAATCTCTGTTCTTCAATCTGTGAAGTTAATGTTGTTCTGTTGGCATCGCCTACTGCTAACCATAGGCCTTGGTATAAAACCGACTCATCCGAAATAGATCCATCAGTTGGATCAATCATTTTAGTAGAAATATAAAAATTATTATTATCTAATGCTAATATCTTTTTACTATCCGACCTGGTTATTCTAAATAATACTTGCCCTTTAGATAAATCGACCTCAGCTACCTGTGTATGATTTTTAATATCAATTTCATCATTAGTTCCAATAAAATTTATAAAAATATTTCCTACATTACTTAAATCAATTGGAGTATCTTCATTTTCTATTTCATCGAACAAAGTAAAAAGAAAGAAATCATCAAACGGAGATATTCTTATAGTAGCATCCCCCTGCGGTAGTGGCTGTTCATTAACTGCTAGGTTAACAAACCTTTGGTAATATTCCTTTTGTGTCTTTGTTAAAGATATGTTAGTTTGTATTGCCATCTTCTTCTGTTATTGTTTGTATTTTAACTGGTGATATAGCTGCTTTAACTTTTATTCTATCCCTAAATGTAGTCACATAACTCGTTTTTACTACTAGTTTTTCAACTATTTGTTCGGATGTATCAGCATTGCTAGCACCACCTGTTCCTATAACTATCTGTTTTCCTGTATCATTATTAATTCTGTTATAAACATTAGCCACCGTTGGCACAACTCCTAAATTAATTTGAACCATTTGTCTTCCATACTTTTGAGCATCAAACGATGTTAATTTTGCATTTTTTATTATTTGTGTGGCATTGGCTTTATTATATAATCGTAATACATAATTAATAGAAAATGATACAGCAGTATTACCATTTTTTATAATAGGCCTAAATAAAACAGGTTCATCAAAATCCGTATCTTGTGAAATTACTTGAAAACTTGTTTGCGTAAATACAGTACCTATTTGCTCAGTTACACTAATTTCATGAAAAACTACATACTGTCCACCAGAAGAATTCAATTGAGCAATAAAATTACTAAAGGTGGATCCTGCAACTTGACCAGATAGCTCAAAATAATCTCCAGCATCTGATTGCTTTACTTCAGCATATAAGTTATCATAAATATCTCTATTTAAGATAGAAACAGAATTTATTTCTTGCATCTCATAAAAACTATAAGCATTTTCAGTAATAGTTTGTAAAATACCAGATGCTCTTAATGTAATCGGTGGTGTACTTAAAAATCCTTGCCCTTCAGTAACTTTATAAGCAACCCCATTAGTATCTGAAGTAGTAAATAAATTATTCATATAGAATAATGAAGGTACTCTCCACTCTATAAATGTTGCATATAATTTATCTGCAATTAGTAAAGGTTCAGGATTAAATGTAGGTGTATCAGTTTTTAGGAAATTTATAGAAGCAAGATTTAGCATAACACTATCTCTTCTTGGTGCTAATGCTTCAAATACAATACCATCAAAATCCCCAAAACTAAAACCTGCTACAAAATGTACTCTCATCTTATCATATGCAACATCAAGTTGTGGTGTAAATGTCTGTAAGAGATTTGCACTATCAGTTAATGCAGGGCTAAAATCATTATAAGGTACCCCAATAGAGGTATCTAAATAAACATATTGTGTTTTTTCTTTATTATTTGAAACTGCAGATATATCTCTATAATTACCCATTACAGCAGAGACACTATCTGTATTAAAGAAATAAGTTCCTTTAGTATTAGCATCTCTCATAAGCTCAATAGGATATGTAGCAGTATTAAACGTAGTCGGTGTTGCCTGACTAGTATATACATACTCTATAAGTATTTGCTCAGATATTTGTATAAACCTTGATGATTCCATTCTATTCTATTTATTTACCATTGTAAAAGCTTTGGGTTCCACGAAATTCCTAATCCGATATATGGCCCAAAATTACCATCTCCGGTAATTCCCATTCCCATATTAATACCTAATCCAAAAGGTTTTCTATTTTTCATTTGTATACTTTTAAACTCAGGGCTATTTTGATCAATCATAATACCTTGTGTATTATTAAATGTTGTACCAGGATAATCAGAAGTTAACTTTATAAAAACTTCCTTAGTATTAAGATCTTGTGATAATGTAGCATCCAACCATATATTTTGTTTTAATCCTATTGTTGCAGAACCAAACATTAAACTATCAGTAAAGGTATAAGGCAAAGATACATCAATTAATCTTGAACTTTTTTCCCAGTTACTTTTAGAATCAAAACTTAATACTGATTTAAACTCTACACCATCTTGTTTAACAACAGTGTCTTTTGTTTTAACTGGAACCTCTACTATCCTTTCTTCTACAATTGTTTTATATTTTACAATTGTTATAGGAGGTCTGCCTTTTTCATATTCTAAACTATCTCTTAATTCTTCTAATGACAAATTAAGACCTTTTATTTCACCAACTGATTCTCCATTTTCATTTACATAATTAAGAATAGTATCATTAGCGGCTGAAAGATTATTTTGGAATCTAGTAACTTCCCCTTTTGCATATTCGGTTTCATTACACTGTCTAACTAATAAAAATAATAACACTACGATTCCTCCCAATAAAAACATCCTAGTGTTCTTTGGGTCTGTTAGAATACCAAGAATATTTTTAATTATTAAAATCATTTTATATACTTCATTAACTTATTAGGGGTTACTTCCGTAGCTCCATATTTTTTTGCAATTTTATCGATAAACTTTTTTTCTTTACCTTTCATTCCATCTACTTCTTCAAAAAGACCATCTCTTTTCTTTGCTAAACTTTGGATACTCTTTTGCATCAAATCTAAGGAAAGTTGAATTTCCCTATATCTACTTACATAACTGTTAAGTTCTTTTATTTCTTTTTTTGTCATTTTTATTATTTTAAATATTATGTTACTGGCTGCTGTGTCCCAGTAGTAGGAAATGTAGTTCCGGAAGTAGTGTTTGCTCTGTTAACATTCCATGAACCTCCAAGGAAGCTGAAACTAGTTATATCCCATCCGTATTCTATTAAAGCAGTAGATTGATTATCCGCGGTTCCTGTTTGAGGATATCCTCTTTGGACAGCCTGCTTTGCACCATTCCATACTAGGTCTATCATAACTCTTTTTCCTACACCTAATACATCATCACCGGCAGACATCGATAATTCTAGATCTCGCGAAGCCCCAGGTTCAGTTGTACTCCACCAACTTGTGTAAGGATTACCTAGTGCTCTTTGCATTCTCATAGTTGGAAATCTTAATGTAAAATCTCCATAATACTTCCATGTTTCTTGGTTTAGCCCTCTAGTAACTCGATACCTATAAGCTTGGTTATACATTACAACTCTTATCATCTGCCCTGGATATTGCCCTGTAGGAAAATGAAACGTATAATCCTTATCTTCTCTATTTTCAGTTTTAGTACTAGATACATTACCGTATCCAATACCAACACCAATTTCAATATAAGGAACATTTAAATCAGCCGTTGTTGGCATATTGCCGTTTGCTGATGATGATGGTGTAGAATCAAAATTACGAGGATCCCACCCAAACTTTTGACTAATGTTAATTGGATTTGGATAGCCAGGGGCAGAGTTATTAGTACTGTTTGCCTCATTAGTTCTTTTTAATACTAATGGAACTGCAACACCTATCTTATTTTTACTTATAGTAACATAATCTTTAGTAGTAATATTGGCAACATTATCAGAAACTTTTAAAGTTAGTGAATTATCATAAGCCTCATACGGCGTTGTAATAGGATAACCTGCTGGACTTCCTTCATTACCTTGCCCAATAGTTATTTGGTGCATTGGTTCATTGGTTTGTACAGCAGTACCACCAACCCACTTTTCATATAATGAACCTGCAACTACATCAGTTAAAGAAGAATCTCCAGTTTGTCTAAATATACTTCCACCGACAGTAAGAGTAGAATCTAAATAATTATATTGATGTATGTTGGCGTTTGGTATTTGAATACCAGAAGGTAAGCCTTCTTTTGCCCACGTTTGATCACCTACAAATCTAGTATGAGGTTTTAGCGGTTTTGTAGGATCGTTGCTTTGGTGATAGCCATAATCTATAACTATACTAGGTTGAGCTATTGCTGTAGTGCCAGCATTTTTTACAATTAATTGACTCTTACCTTGTATATAAATATCCCCACCGTTTGACGTATTAGGGGCGGCGGATAAGTTTTCAATAACAATATTACCAAGAGCATTAGCTGATGATGTAGATTGTTTTATAAATATATTTCCATTTGGGTCATTACTCGAGGTAATAAGTTCAATATTACCTGTTAGGGTCTGCAATTTTATACCTCCACCTGAAGAAGGTACCTTTGTAGTATCTAAAGTAATATTACCACCTGAATAAGCAGTTATATTTTCAAGAGCACTAGACACAAAATTAATAGGCCCTGCTTTTACTTGAAATGTTCCAGCTAAACCAGGAGGAGTAGGAATTACATCTACAAAAGGAAACCCAGTACCTTGCTCTAGTACGGCTGATGCAGTTGCACCTTCAGTAGTAACCATAAACTTATTTCCTGATGACGATCCTAATCCTACTTTTATTTCTACATTAGAATCATTACCTAAGCCATACCCAACTGATGATATACCGCTATTTAATGAAATAGATTTTCCAGCGTTAAATTCCTGCGATCTTTCGTTTGTAAGAAGTTCTAACCCAACTAAATCTAATTGAAGAGAAGGGCTCGTAGGTGGTTTCTCTCCACCTAAAATTAATCTATCATCTGTCCCTATCTTTATATAACTCAAGGAACCAATATTTAGTTGCTCAAACTTATCAGCAGGAGTAGCCGCACCACCGTGAAACATTATACCTTTAGTAGCAGTATCTCTTTGGTGTAAAAAAAGAGAAACTGTTGGGCTATTAGTTTGTTCTGCTATAACATTAGGAATTATGTATGCATTTGTTAATGGAATTGATGAATCTATGTCATCAGTAATAGTAACAGCACCACCTATCATAATAGAAGGAACGCCTTCATTAGTAGTATTTGCACCGTTTGCAATTCCTGTATTACTATCAAAACCAATAGGTCCTTGATATTTTGTATTTTCAGCATTAATAGGAGAACCGTATGCTAATGCAAAACCTCCACCTGCACCTTGTGCACCGGTTGCACCCTTTAAATCAATATTTGTTTGAATCCAAGTCGTTCCATTATATTCCCAAACATCGCCATTAAAATCTAAATAATAATCTCCAGATAATAAAGTAGGAGATACTATAATAGTATTAGGATTAGTTGCAGAAATAGAACTAGGATCATCATACCATGTACTTCCTTTAGGTCCTCTCCCACCAACAGGACCTATAGGTCCTTGTGGTCCAATTGGCCCGGATGGCCCTCCACCATTAAGTAACAATTGATCAAAATTAAAATTTGTTTTATCGACCAGTTGTGAAATAGTATCTGATGCTATTATTTCTTGTATAGTGATTGGCATTTCTTTTTATTATTTTTTAACTATAGTTATACTAAACCCATACGATTCAGTAAAACCTGTTCTTTTATTATATATTAGCTTTAAATCAAATGGATTTGTGTTTAGGGTTTTTGATGCAGAATTTTCATTAAGAGTTAACCCATTGCTAATTTTTTGTACATTACTTAATTCGGCTGTAGTATAAGTATCCCCACCTTTTGTTCTGCTAGCCAAAGTATAAAAATCTACCTTTTCTATTTTATAAAGCTTTAATATATTTTCTCTTATGTATTCATTAACATCATCATCTAAAGTTTCTAAATCACCCCAACCATATAATTCATTAACATATTTTTGAAACTGTTCCTTAATAGGAGTAAATAAATATTCCATTAATCTCTTTTCATTAAACAAATAAAATGTAACAAATGGAGATGATGGTTTTTTCTTAATTCTTCTTATTTGCCTAACACCTTCTGATTTAATTATTCTTTTATTAATTGTTACTGATGCCTGGTCTTGGTACATAAAAGTACCATTAACTAAACTAGGCTGCTTAATTGCTCCTTTAACAAAAGGGCTAGGTTCAAAAGTTTCTAAAATAATTGTTTCTGGAACCTTAAGATATTTAGATCCAAAAAATGATTTTTTTTCAAGCATAGACCTAGTACCTATGATAGGTTCTATTTGAGATTTATCAATACTTTTTATAAAATATGAAGGCTCCCAATTAGAAGAAAATATATAAAAATCTTTATAATCAATTCCTATTTCATTAATTAAAGGGTATAAGCTAGGAAACGCACTTTCTCTTGATAATTCTAAAACAGTAGATGGGTCTTGTTCATTTACTTTATGATAATAAAAATTAGGGATTTGTCCAAAATTAGTATCTGCACTATTAAACTGAGTATTTTTATATTTACATAATTCTAATACTTTTAATTTATAAACAGAGTCATCTGGTAAAGCAGAAGCTGTAATACCACTAAAATCTAAATTCATATAAGGATCTCTAAAAGAAAGTAAAGGTAAAGCATAAGGCTCATAATAACCAGCATGTCTTGCAATTGGTGTAATCCTTGGAGTTTTTTGTAAAGATAAATCATATCCAACAACATCAGTTAAATTAAAAGCAGTTGGTTTAGCAGGGTCAGGTAACACTCCAACATAAATAGATTTTAATATATCAGCCTGTGCACGCAATTCTATACCAAAAGTTTGAGCTAAAGACCCGTCTTTATTTTTAACTTGTGTACCGTCACTTGCAATAGTTTCATATAAAATAGTAGGATTACCTTTATTTACAGCATCAAAGATTTCACCAAAGGTTGCTCTATTTAATACACTCTCATATTGATTTATACCACCATTGCCAATTAGGTAAGTAGCTTGTCTCATTAAATTAATATTAGGTGAAGAATTAGGTAAAGTAAAAGGGTTACCATTTTTAGTGAACACTGAAGCTAAAAATGAATCATTACCCGTAATAGTTGATATACCATCAATTACAAAATTGTCACCACTGACTTGAAATTTTATTTGCCCATAAGTACCATTTTCTAATATTCTAATATCTTCTAAGAATTTAGGAAATACACCATTGTTATCAGGAATACCTTTTACTGTAAATATATTATTTACTGGTCCTGTTGTAGTTAAAAGATTAATAGCGCCTCTTAATACGGTAGAATTATATTTAGGGGTTTGTGGCGGTCCTGGATCATACACAACAGAGCAATCAGGATTAACTCTAAAATTACTAGTAAGAGAGTATAAACTAGTTCTATCAATAATAGATTTTGTATCATCATTAATACACTTATTAGCGTAAGAAATAGAAATTAACATTACTACAGTTTTCCATTTTTCATTCTTAATAAATTTTACTTGCAAATCTGGTTTGTTTGGAAGATTAGGAACTAGCATAACTGAAAACCTATAATCATTAAACTCACCACTTGGTACGTATGATAATGATCTAGCATTAAAATCAGGTTTCTCTGTAAACTTTGCTTTAGGCTTTGCTATAATTCTAACCCCACGTAAAAATGTTTCGGAAAAATTCTTTGCATCCCCACCATTAAATCTACCATATCTTAATTGTCTATCTATTTCAGTAATACCTCCTGTGGTAAATCTTTGTGCAATAAAGTAATCATCAAAATAATTTTTATTAACATTTTGAAATGTACCTGGTACAAATATTTGGCCAGTTGCTGGGTTAGCCTCCGTATTATCAGTAGGTGCAGTATCAAAATAACTCCATGATTCTTCTATTGCTGACTTCCCAAAATATTCTGGAAATTCAGAAAGATAATACCATTCTTGACTATATCCACTTGCAGTAGGTATCTTATCCCATTTAGACGGCCCAAAATTATTTAAACCAAAGGCTTCATTTACGTTTAATCTATATGGGTGATTTCTTACATCCTTACCACCATTAACCCATGCCCATTTATTAATATAAGGTGCAATCCTAGATGCAGATGCTTGTGATGTTAAAAAGTTTTCTTCTAATCGGATATATTCACTTTTAATATATTCATCATCAGGGTTTTGGTCTTCCGCATCATTAAATAAACCAATTAAATTATAGAAACCACCATTATCATAAAATTCTCTAATTTCAGGATTACCGCTAACTCCTGTATATTGTAAAGGAATTAAATTTGGAACAGTTTGATTATAATGGTTTTCCTCATATATTAACTCGCCTTCTTGGCTATATAAATTACTATGAAAATCAAAATCAAAATCCTTAACATCAAAGAATGAAAATCTACCAAAAGAAGGTTTATAATCAGAATATAAAGCAACTTGATTAGACCTAGTTACCATTATTTGATTATCATTACAAGTTATAACTGCATATTTATCAATATCTGTATATCCTATAATTTCATTTAATCCATTATAAATAGGTTCTTCTGTATATGGTACCCAATCTCCAATTTGTGTATAGTCACCAGTTGTTTGTACAAAATTACCTTTAATGAATCTATCTTGGTCACCTAGTGTTACTTTTAATAAAGCATTATTTGTATCATTTCCACCTACAAAATTCTTATTAGGATCTGTGACAGTAGTTGCAGGATATGTAGTGGTTAAATCAAATAATTCGGGATAATTAATATCCATTTTAAAATTAAGTCTATTAAACCTAGTACCACCAAATCTAGATTTAATATAAACAGTATCCTTATTGAATGTTGCTGTAAAAAATCTTTTATTTTCACTTATGCCTTTATTTATGGCAGATGTCATAGACTGTACAACCTCTTCTATACTACCAAACGGATTAAAGAAATTTTGTACTGATTTACCCGGTACTGTAGCAACACTAGAATCTGCAATAACTTCACCTGTAAAATCGAAGCCATCATAAAATTTAATTCTAACACCAGTAGGTATTTGTTCTACTCTAGGCATAGGGGAAGTAAATGTTAAAAAATCTCCCTCATTTAAATCTACTGATTGTGTAAGTACTACAGTAGCTGTTACTGGGGTAGTTGGTGTAGCCGAAAGCCCGTTATAATTATAAACCACAGAAGTTACTTGCGTATTAAGAGGTATTACACTATTTTGATTACTAGCATTTTCCAATGTACTTCCTACAATTATATTACCGCTTGGGTTATACAAAACAATAGGAACACCAGAACCATAATTATTTGTAGTATTAGCCGTTGCAGTTCCGTTTGATAAAGCGTTCCCACTAATTCCGCCAGTTAATTTAATATACATTTGAGCCAACCCTTCATGTTCTATTATACTCGCATTAGCAAAAGTATCTGGTTCTTGGTATCCTGCAAATAATGATATATCTACTTTAGTATCAAATAATCTTATTTGATCTTTACCCCAAATAGACCCTTTTTTAATTGTGTGAAAATCATCTTCTTTATCCTTAACATAAAATATAGACTCAACACTGTCTACTCTAGCAGGTGTAGGCAATCCTGTTATTGTTTCAGTTTTTGTAGGATCTAAAAATAATAAAATACCTTGTTCATTTGTAATTTCAAACGGTGTATTTAAATATTGAGAAACTTCTGTTATAGTTTTTATCTTAGGTAATTGAGACTTTTCGGTATTTTTATAAAATGCTTCGCCAGATATATCAAACTTTCCTTCTTCAACCTCATTAACATACATACCAAAATATCTATTGATTGAATAGTCATTAGCAGTTGGATCATCAAATAAAAATTCTAAATTTAATAAGTTTGCTAATAAGATTCCATTATTTTCAAAACCTTGTGTAAATAAATACTCATCTTGAATAATTGTAGAATCTAAAGTTACTAGATCTTTATATGCAAAATTACCTGAACTTGAAAAACCTCCACTTTTATAAGATATTCCATTCCATAAAATAGGCTCGTCTTTTCTCCAAGTCATAGTAAGTGGAACTTCGGGAAAGTTTTCTTGGTTTCTATAATTTCTTATGTATGAACCAAGAGGAGTACCTTCAGACAGATCAAAGGTTTTTATAGCTGTACAATTTTCTAATACTTGCTTAGTAAAATTAATAGATGTTTGTGCACTGTCGGTGCCTTCATTTTCTGAAGTTGCATTTAAATTGTTTACAGCAGCCGGGTCATCTAATCTAAAAATTACAAAAGAATTAGGAATTTGTTGATTTAACCAAAGAGGAGCTAATGTACCTAAACTTTCAGGATAGCTTTCAGATGCTATAGATCTTGTTCCTGCACAATAAAACATTTCATATTGATTACCGTATTTAGATAACACGGCATCATCTTCATATTCCTGAAATATTTCATATGCAGATTCAGCAGGGAATTTACCAAAATTAAAAAACTTAAAAACATCTTGATCATAGGTACTAGTACCGTCTACTTTAAATGCTTTAAACTTTTGAGAAGATAGTCTTGTATTAGCACTAAACGATTCTAAGTAAATATCGGTACCATCCGACACTACTTTAACATTACCTGTTAATTTAGGATTAGTTCTAACTAAACTATATGATGCTTTATCTAGGAGTGCTCTAGCCATTTATCTTTCACTTTTTTTATTTATTCACCAAAGATAAAGTTAAAATAAACTAAGACTGTTACTGAGTTAATGGCCCTTGCCCTCCGTCAACGTTAGTAAGAGAAAATTGTCTAGAAACTCTTGTTTGGTTTATCGAAGGTCTTAATCCTGCTACAACTTTCTCCAAATCATTTAATCCTTTAGACACTGTTGCTTTAGGGAATACATCTATACTTAATCTATCAGATCTATACTTAGCAGAAATTTCAATATCAAATTGAGAAACATCAGCATTATTAGGATAAATATCAAAACCTATTCTTTTAGCATAAGTAAGATTAACAGTAGATCCTGAAGAATCACCTCCAATATTTCCTAAGCCACTTCCTGAAATAGTTCCAAAGTAATCAGTCATTCTATATTGAAAAACTAAAGGTACACTAATAGCATTCTGTTGTCCAAATGCAACAACCTCTCTAGATTGTGTTGCATCACCAGGAACTTGTATATTTTGATGATTATCAGAAGACATAAAAAGATAAGACCCACATGATTGTTTACCTAAAGTATATTGGTCAAAACCATCAAATGAATTTTTAGCATTTCTACTATAACCACCTGTAATATAACCTGCTGCTGCAGGATCCCAAAGATTAGCCAAAGCAGGTGTAGTCAACGAAGGGCTAGCCTCGAACGGTTGACCCGTATCAAAACTAGGACTTAGTGTTGCAGTTAAAGCAATTAAATCTGTAAGATTTTCATTTAAATAAATTCCTTGTTGTTTACCATATTTTGAAGTTGTAGTTAATGGTGCAAATTTACCTTGTCTAAATAATACAGCACCGGTTCCATTACCTGCTATGGTAGTACAATCAATACCTGCACCTGGTGTAGCTGGTAATGTATTACTATCATTTGTTAGTGCAATGTAAGCATCACGATAGGCAGTATAATTAGTTAAAAATGGATGGGCAATTGATACCGTTACTACATTATCCCCACTTGGGTATGTTGCTGTAGTTGTAGGTAATCCTGCACTAGTAAATCCACCGCCCCAAATAAATTCAGTTGTTGGGCTACCTGTAGTTGTAGAGGTGGCCGAATTATAAAAATTCTCCGCAGTATCTAAATTAATAGTATACTGTGGTGCAGGGTTAGTATTAATATAACTATAAAAATTGTTCTCAGATGAAACATCAGAAAATCTACTATAAATAAATTGATTTTTATTTTGTGTAGATTGGTATGGGGGTAAAGAAACCGTTTGGCCATATTGTGTTGTAGATGTAACATCAGGGTTTGTTAATAATATAGCAGTAAGATCATACTTTCTAATAGTATTATAATCTACATCATCTCCTCGGTACGTAGCCCTATCATCAGACTGATTGGTTGCACTATTATCTAACCAGGAATAAGTTGCTGGTAAAATAGTAGAACCACTATCTATTGCTCCAGTATTTACGGCATAAGATGCGGGGTCTTCAGATTGTCTAACCATTCTTGTTCTACTACCTGAAACTCTAGCAATTAATTGTAATGGTGTTTGTGAAGTATTTGCAATATTAATAAAATATGTTTTAGAAATCACAGCTCCTCTAGGATCATCTAAACCATCAACCTCTTGTGAATAAAACCCAGCAAATATTTTAGTAACTGCATTCCTTCTTAATTTATAAGTATTACCACCATCATCAACTAGAGTAGTATTCATTTCACCTTGAGCATTATTTAATATTTCAGCAAATAAATCCAATTGGTTTTGCATCTCGTTTAATTTAGTAAATAAATCAATCGGCGTTTGGTTTTCTGATAAAAAACCAGATGCAATAACTGGAGATGAATGAGCAAAATATGTTTCATTAGCAGTAAAAGAACTACTTAAGTGAGTAGGTAATCCGATAGACTCTAAATTTTCATTTAATGCAACTAATGCTAAGTCTTCTTGATTTTGTGCTAAGATAGCTTCAATAGCACTATCTGAACTTAAGTCTGCTGGAAATTCTACTCTAATTGCAGTGCTATATTCACTCTCTAATGGATTTGATGGCCAACCTGCTTCTGAGATTGACTTAACTTGTATTTCTACCTGTTCACCCTTTCTAATTGGAATATCTAATTGGTTAATATTAACTGAATCTGCATTATCATCATCAATAGCAGCCCATTCATATAAACCAGTTATATTATTTTTTGTTCTAGGTCTTAGCACACTGTCTACTATTACATAATTAGAAAATGCACCTTGGCTTGTACCGCTCCCATCAGTATAAGTAAATTGATTAACAGGATTAGCTGCACCATCAGCAGAAAGATATCTATAACGATACTTAAATTTTATTATATCTTGAACTCCTGTTTCTGGCGCCGATTTTTCTTCAGGCATTGACCAAAATCCTCGAACTCTATATTTAGGAGTTATACTGTTTACTGAATTATCAGAAGCGGAAGCATCAATTTCAGTTACTACAGATGCATATAATTTGGATTGAGATGCCCTCTCTGTGATTAAACCTTGTAAAGCATTTTTATCAGCATCTCTTTCAACTTCAGTAGTATAATTAGTTGTTTGTATCTTTGTTCTACTTTGTGAAATTGCAACATCTAATTCTGATAATGTAGCTTGTATAGTACTCTTTTGGTTATTTAAATCTTTAAGTTGGACAATGGCATCCGAATTACTTACTTGCCCATTTATAAGAGATACTGTAAAATCATCAGATGATAACACTGGAGTATTAGGAGTTAATCCTTCTCTACTAGTTGGAATTTTATCTTGTGCAAATGATAATAAATATCTCCCAAAGTCAACTGCGCTTTGTTGATAATAATCAGCTAAACTTTGTTGGTTTCCGCTTTGGTCAATTGTATTTAAATCGTTTGTATAAAATCCACTACCTGGAGAATAATTAACTGCGGGTATTTTAGAATCTGGGTCTATCGGTTTAATAAAGGTTACGCACCTTTCATTAAATCCTACCGTAACATCAACTTCTAATAAATTATTTAAAGAAGAACCTATTTTTAAAACATCAGCACCAATACTTATTGTTCTAGAACCTTCTTGCAATCTTACAGTAACAGAATTTGTACTAGAATCAATTTGGGTAACTGTGTATCTCGTATCAATAGGTGTAGATACAACCTCTAGACTATCTCCTACTTTTAATTGAACAGTATCTGCAAAATCAGCTTCTGAATCAGTATAGAATATTTTGTTAAGTTTATATAATTTTTGAACAGTAGTTTCTTCTACACCATTTATAGTTTCTGTAACACTTTCTTCACCAATTCTAATTACACTGAATTTTCCTGAATATCTTTTCTCTCTTGGTGGTAAATCTACCACTGCTTCATCTAAAACATATGATATGTTTTTTTCTACAATCTCCTGTAAAAAAGTATCATAATCTATGTTAGGATTTCCATTATAAGAAGAATCAAAAAAGTTAATTTTAGATTGAGAATTAGTATCTAAAATATATCTTTGTATAATTGCCCTTTCAGTATCAATAGGAGCCTGTCCTGTAATATCAAAAGAAACATATAATAAAGGATTAATTAATTCTTCAAAAAACCAATTAGGTTTTATGTTAAATTCTGTAACAGAATTTAAAGAAGTTAGATCTAATGCCTCTGTTGGTAGTTTGGCTAATACTAATTTTCTAAAAGTTCCATCAGGTAATCTTATAGAACTATCAGCATCATTAAAATTAGTTAAAGTATTAATATTAGTATTTAATCTATCAACAGAATTTTTAAGAAAACCAAAACTCGGAATAGTAAGCCTAGCATTAGTACCATCATTATTTTGAATATTAACAGTTACAGAATCCCGGCTTGAGGTAATAGCTTGATTAACTTTCTCAAAGCTTTCTAATGAATTATTAAAAAGTCTTAAAAGCTCTGGTAGTAAAGTTTGTATTGAATTATTTTCAGCCATTTTTGGTTTTACTTTTTATTATTTATTTAATACAGTCATACGTAAAATTTAGAACACCTTGCTCTGTACAAATTATATCAATGATAGGAATATTACTAATTACTGAATTAGGAATAGTAACTGCTAATTTGCCAAACGAGCCTGTATTCAGTCTACTTGGTGAATCAGTATATATTTTTATATCTCTTGAACTCATTAAGGGAACATTATTAAATGTTAATCGTACCACTTGGCCAGTTGTCCATTGAATATTAGTATCATCGATGTATATACTTAAATCACCAGCAGCTTCATTTATTGTATCTAATCTTAGCATATTGGTATAAGTTCTTAACTCAGTGACTACTTGCGGAGCAACTACATTTAAATTCAAAGGATTGGTTAATGTTATTTGTACACCACCATCGTCTAAAGGAACCATAAAATTATATGCCTGTACATTATTAGATATTTGAATCTGATTAGGTGTATTAGTATCAACTGTTATTCCTCTTCCTTGTCTAACAACATCTGTATTATATTGTAATGTAGTAGCAACCTCACCATTAGCCAATGCTTGGATTTCATCAGAATTCTTAGCAATTAAATCTAATAATGTAGTACTACTTGCAAAAGCTAACGATGCGTTATCAATTTGTGTTTGTAAATTATTAATTTGTGATTGTAAAAATGCTGATGTGCTAACTGAATTTAAAGAATTTTCTACTGAATTTAATCTGGTTTGTATATCTGTTAATTCTAGTTGTTGAGTTTGGAATATTTGAGCAGATGCTTGTAGCTGTGCAGATGCATCTGAAAATAATCCCATAGAAAAAGTATTATAATCATTCACTATTGTATCAATACCTGCAGTTCCAGGTGAAGCATCAAATCTTAAATTAATTTTAAATCCATAACTATTACCGTTTTGGCCAGTTACAAGATTAGGTTTATATTTTGGGTATCTTTGAATATAACCACCGTCAGTTGTAGGTGTTATATTATCTAAGATTAAAATACCATATAAGTTAGTTTTTGTTTTAGAAGAATCGCTTAAGTCTACCATATCATAATAAACTAAGACTGAATTAAATTCAAAGGATTCTGCTAAATCAGTTCCATTAAATTGAGGTATAGTACTTATTGTACCATCTTGTACAATTTGTTGGTAATCATTAGGATTAAAATCTACACTAATACCATCTAATTGGCTTCTTACATATGCAGAGCCTGAATAACCTGATGGATTATTGTAATCAGCAGGATATTTTCTAATGTCAGCATTTAATGCGCTAGTAAATGTAGTAGGTTCTGTAAAATAAGCATCAGCTGCATTAACACTTGTAGCAGGACCTAATCCCATCCAATCAGCATCAGGATCAGTATAACCCGCAGGGCCGGCTCCTTGTAACTGTTGATCATAATCATAATAAGCAAATATATCTAATCCTTGCGGATGAACAGTTGCACTGTTCCTCCCCATGATATACTCATCTTTTCCTTGTATTTTTAAAGACGGTTGGTAATTCGTATCAGATATAGAATCAAAGAGTATTGTAGGTGTTCTACCAACCTCAGTGGGCACATTAATGTATAATTCTGTATAAGCCTCTCCTGCTTTATCAACATTGTTAACAATATCTATTTCACCAATATATCTAACAACCCTTCTATACTGTCTTGTTCCACTAGTTACTTCATCTTCTTCAACAAATCTAGGTGTTGTTATACTACTGGCTTTTTCTAATACAGTAGCTTCTCGAAATCGCATAGCACCAGTTTCCTTTAACCATTTAAAAAATACTCTTTCACTTACAGATAAGTTTGTAGTATTATCATAATTAACATCACTAATAATAAGTTCTTCTAAGTTCAGCGCGTAATTTTGAAGACTTTCAGTAAAGTTAACATTAGGATCACCTTTTAATCCACCATTCCAAATTGATCCATCAATAGTATCAAATTGCATATAATTTTGGTATTGGCTAAATGTTGTGGGATCTAATCTATCCATATCTGGTAGATTAAGAAGCACAAACTTAGAAAAGACTAATTTTAACTCATCATTATTTAGAGTTCTAGATAAGTCTTTAGCAGATGAAGAAAACGTGTAAAATGTTCCTCCGTCTGCTTGCGGTGTTCTAATTAAGGGCGTTGTTGCCATGAATATTTTATTTCTTTAATTGTTATGCTATTGTATATCCGTTTCCTCCAATAATAAACCAAATAGGTAAACCTGATCCATTGTCAATTGCTAAAAGATGTACACTCTGTCCTACTTTATTTAATGTTATTGTATCATTAGTTCCAGTTGTTACTATGTTATTATTATAAGGAGTAATTACTACATTACCACTTCCTTCACTACACATGAAGAAAATTTCTTGCCCAATACTTCCATTAAATAATTGTAAATTTAAATTAGAAGTAATATCTGTATTACCACACCTATTTATAGTATAAGCGGGTATTGCAGTACTAGTTCCAACACTGATAGCCATTCCTGACCCAGCAGTAGTATCATTAAGAGATGTTGGGTTTGTATCATTTTTGAATACGCCGCCACCTGTCATGTTTAAATTTCCAGTCATCTTAACATTTGTTAAGATATCAAAAGTACTAGAATTAATATCTAAAAGAATAGTGCTTAAACCTACTCTCAATGCTTCTGTAGATACATTATTTAAATTAGTGATAGTACCTGCAGCTGGTGCAAAATATACCTCCATTGCATTAATTTCACTAGCAAGAACATTAAAGTTATCGTTAATTACTAACCTTGATCCTGATAAAGAATCGGTTCCTAAAATTTCTGTTACGCTGATTGCCATTTTATTTTGTTTGTTTTATATTTAAGATATTTCTACCTTTTTTATATTTATTCCCATTCGTATCCGTAAGTTCTAATGTTATCATATACTTTCCTGGGTCTTTAAAAAGATATGTTAGATACTTGCTTTCAAAATATATATCCGCCACTGATGAGTTAGTAGTATTAGAGATAGTCCATCTAGGCGCTTCTTTACCTGCTATTCTACATTTATCATAGACAAACATTGCCCATGTCATCGGTGGTAATACTTTACCGTCATTAATAAACTTAGCAGTTCCCCATGTAGGATTACTAGTTATACTTTGGCTTGATTTATAGATTCTACTTGCACAACCTTGAGATCCAGTAGCATTTGCGCAAATCCTTTGCCCATCTACATCTACAAAATCTACAGATTTAAAATCACCAAATTTACCATAATATCTGGATACTGCTTGTATAAACATTTGATTATTTGATGAATCTAAAACAAGGTTATATATGTATTTATTAATAATAGAATTTGTGCTAACATTTAATTGATCAGCAGCATCTTCCAATGTTAAAACTGTATTGTCAAAATATTCGATACCTTCTTGGTTTTTTTCATCAATTATTTTTAAATAAGTATTAGGTGCTATTTCACTAAACTGAAAAAATGCAGGAGTATCTCCTGTTGTAGCTGTCATATCCCACCACAAATGATATGTATTATCCCAATCACAAGATTTAGTATTTAAATTTTGCCACTGATACGGTCCACTAAAACTAGCCTTTCCGTTGCTTTGATAATTTAATAACTGAAAGTCAGTTGATGTTCCGATACCGAAGGTGTTTAAAATAGCATTAACTCTGTCAAGAGATTCATATAAACTTGGGGTTTCTTCATCCCATGTAGTAGTAGGGCTTATTGGAACATCCCATAAAGATCCATAATTCTTCCAGGTATAAATTCCTTCACTACTCCAAGTATAAAATTTCTTTTGTGATTGATACCAACCTGAATATTCTACTTCTCTACCTTCAACACAAATAGCACTATTTTTAACGCTTGATGAAATATTATTATATAAATCAAATAATTTCATTTCAACATTATAATTTCCAACATAAGGTAAAGTTATAGGTAAAGTTCCATATTTACCAACCGATCCTCTTACATTAAAATAATAAGCTGGGGAAATGTCAGACGCATCTTTATAAATAGTCCATTCTATTTCTGTAAAATTACCAGACTCTATACCATCCCAGGTAAATAAAGTTTCTCCAGGTAATTGTATTTCTGTAAATTGTCCACCGCTTGCAGCATTGGCTAAAGTTACACTAGGTACAAATCTATTAACATCATTACCATAACACCTAATGCATGGTCCTATATCATTTGTAACCTGAAACCAATCAAACCACAACCAAGGATCCGTTTGTAAATTTTTTAATGCAACTACTTGATTAAATAAAGATGTAGTTACTGTTTGTAAAGTATCTCCGTTAACAACGGTATGGCTTACGCTAGTGTTTGTAGCAGGATCGCTTAATTTATAAACATCTCCTAAATCTAAGCAGCCTTGTACATTAAAATCAAAAGTAAAGAAATCATTAGCATTTGTTACTTGGTCCCATGTACTATCAATATTATTCCATGTTATATTATTAAAACTATCATTTGTTAATGTTACCAAAGCCCCTACCTTAATCCCTGGTTGATCAGGTAAATACTGAGAAGAATATCCTGGTTTATATAATGATTGGTTTTTAGTTAAATTAGGTGCATATCTAGAAAAGTAAGCTGCATATACGCCAGCCACGTCTTGAACAGAAACATTGCCACCATTTTGTAAAGCACCTAGTACACTGTTTACATCTGGCCCAATTGGTGCCGGAGGTAAAATTTCACCTGGAGTATATGGACCTACAATCATATTTTGCCCAACTGCAGTTGTTCCTGCTGTTAAAGGTGCAACATAAGCATTACAGTATGCAACAATAGCATCACCAACAACAGCAGCTTTTTCCAAACAAAATTTATCAAATTGTCTAAGATCTTCTATATAGGTACAATTACTAGGGGCTACTTTAAAATCGGTATTAATGCCTGCTTTAATTGTATTAGTATCATTTCTACTTATTGTATTAGTTACCTCCAATAAGCCGAAGAAATCAGCCTCTGCTGTAATTCCTTTAATGTGAGCATTAAGTGGAAGATATTCATTTTCTAATTTTCTTTTTAACCCAAATAATTTAATTAAAATTTCTTCAATAGTAAAATCCTGTAATTCTTCAGTTATTGGCAAATCTTCATCAGTAAATTTATTTGGTACAATCCTATTAATTCTATAAATAAGACTAAACATACTGGTCTTCCTAAAGTTTTTATTTGGTAATGTTATTTTTTTGTCATCAAATTGAACAGTAGGCGAAAATAAATCAACAGTATTACTTTGAATATACTTTCCAAACTGTGGCGAATTGGCATTTACATTTTTCCAAAATTCTTTTAATTTTAAATTATCATAACCAAAAAACTTTATAGCATTTATTAAACCTTTGTAGGAGCCTATAAAAGGGTATATGTTATTACCCTCCATCATAATTTCTTTACGCTTAAGATTAATTTCTACGTAATCAGGTAATGCTTCCTTTAAATTAGTATCTCTAAAGACATCACTATCAGAAGCAATAACGCTATACCCCATATTTTGAGTCATAACTCTTAATCTCTCATCTTCTTCAATGCTCTCTGCGTAAACAGTAAATTCTGCCACAACAGTATTGGTGCATTCATCAGTAATAATTAATTTTCTCTTATAAGTATTTTCAAAAGGCGAGGAAAATGTAATATTTATTTGTAAAGCTTCTGATCTAATTTTATTAGTAACAATAAAACCATCAGGATCTATTGTTTGATTTTCATCATAGCCTAATGGTGCAATTAAATCATCTACCTTTATCAAAGGAGGCCCATCAGGTTCTTGAACTAACGCAGATTGTGTACCAGTATTAAAGTCTTCATTAAATTGAAAAAGAAATATTTCATTAGGCTGTGTAGTTTCCCAATTTACCACCCAGTCACAATTATCTCCAGTTGATTGCTCGGCTAAACCATGTGGGTAACCAAACATAAAAGTATTACTAGTCTTGTCTTTCATTTTTTGTAAAATGAATAACTGACCTACTTCAAATAAATCTATTGAAACCTGTGGAAGAAAAATGTCACCAGTCCACTTGTCAGTAGTACTGTCATAATCCATATTGTAATTCTTCCCATGTTTATCAAAGAAATATAAATGTTTCCAATTGTTAACCACTATCCTTTAATTTATTTTTTGATACCACTTAGGAACTGCAAAATTATAATAAATCCTTAAATATTTAACTTTATTAACATAAAATACCATAATAGGGTTTAGGTAATCTTCTAAGAATGTTTTAAGATGTCTATTTCTAAACATATAATTGGATAAGGTTTTGTTTAACAATGTTTTTGAATAATCATACCCAGTATTTTTTAATTCCCAACCTTCTTCATATGTAGCCCTATATAAACTAGGGAATCCTGTTCTATTATTTTTAACTGTTGCCATCTTATTCTCCTTTTAATGTTTTAAGTGGTGCTTTACTTTCTAACCTACCTGTATTTAATCCTGCAGAGTTAGCTCCCGTTGCAATTGTAGTTCCTCTGTTTCTTTTAGTTTGGTTATATTTTTCTTGTTGTATTTTATTATAAAGATTATCTACAATAGCTTCTTTATAGAATACATTAAGAGAACTGATTTTATTAGCTTCTGGAATTGGTTCATAGTATGTACCATTTCTATCTTTCCACCCACCACGAATAATTGCTAAATCATCATTTTCAATTATAACATCACCAAAACTATCTAATCCTAATTGTGGATCCTCGCCTTTCTTTAATACAATTTTTTTATTTTCTATTAATACCTTTTGGTCTGTCACAGGATCTGTTCCATAAACAGGTATAAAATAAAAACCATCTCTTATTGCGGTTTCATTTCTTTCAGATATAAAAAATACATTTACAGAATCAATACCTTCTACGTTTTCAATAATTGAAATAATATCAGATCTTGGAATTCTATCTCTTCTGTTTACATTTAAGAAATATTCATCTAAATTTTTTCTTATTTCAATTCTTATACCATCCTTATCATAATTATCAAACCATCTTATTACAATGTTAAGTGCATACTTTCTAATGATTGGATCTACAATTCTAGTTTCAGCGGTTACAACCTGCCTACCGCTCTTGTTTAATATTTCATAAGTCATTTCCTTTTCCTGCGCAGACATAGTAAATTCTACCTCAGGTACACTAAAGTAATCTAAATCACTTGTTAATTTTTTCTTTACATCTGGTATTAAGAAAAGGTAAATAATGTTATCATCATCTAAGTATTCATCATTTTTAGTATTGTAAGCATCTATGAAAGACCAAAAGTCATACTTACTTAAATAGTAAATATAATTGTTAGGATTTGCTAATACAAATGAATTACTTTGATAAGGCGCAATTAATCTAGTAAATTGAGGATCTTCGGAATCAGATCCAAACATAGGATTTCTTGTAATATTCATTGCAAGAATCTCATTTAAATCTACCTGCTCGCCTGATGTGTCTGTACCGGGATCTATAAATTTTATATCTAACTGCTTTCCTCCTATATTACCAGCAACACCTCTAGTCTTTACGTAAGTGCATCTAATACGAGAACCTAATGCAGGCGGTTGGCCAAATTGATTATTTCCAAAAAATAAACTCAATCCGCCATTTACGCTAGTTTTTACCATAACAGATTTCTCTCCGTTATTCATATCATATAAGGAATTTTCAATCTTCCATTTTTCTCCGTCAACAAAAACTTCAACTAAGTGCTGATCTGTAGGTTCTTTGGTAGAAAGGTTATAACTTTGTAAAGGATTACCAGATCCTGTAAAACTCTGCTCATCTTTTTCACCTTGGATAACTTCAACATTAACAAAGGTTTTTGTAGTTTTATCTAATCTAATAAAATCACTATTGAATCTTAAAAAATATTTTAATCCATTTTGCCCTATCTCAAATGTAGCACCATTCATAATTTGTACATAATCACCTTTAAGCAGCGTAGATGCACTTGTGTTTAATCGTAATCCAATTATACCTCTTGCAGATATACCTCGCGTAGGATCATGCCCAGTCAATCTAGATAAACCATATATAGATTCAATATTTCTTGCCCGAGAAATATTCATTTCTGTTGCGACAGCCTCTATGTAAAAGAAAATCATTTCACCTAAATTGGAAACTACTGTCAAAATTTGTCCAAATGGTGAGGCAGGTGTAAATGTTTCTACAGCCTGATCATAAGTACGCTGAAGATACTCAAAAGAATCTTCAAACAACTCAGTAGCCTTTAATCTTGTTTTACTAAAAAATGACATTTACTTTATTATTTTAAAAAAGAGCACCTATAACTCTCTGTTCATTTACAAAAATATCAACCAATGCACCATCTCTTTCAAGTGTAGAAAAGAAACTTACTTTTGTATTTACATCAAACCCTGCAAAATCTGGTAAACAGTATGCAGTGATTTGGCTGTTAATATTATTTTGTATAGTGTTTTCGTTTAATACTAAAGAAAATATTAATTCATCTAAATTACAACCTATACTAGGAGCACCTAAAACTTCTCCTTTTCTAGTAAATAAACAATTTTCTATCTTAATAATTAATTGAGATAGAGAATCACTAACTTCCAGTGTAGCATCATTATATTTAGGAGCCTCTACATCTCTACTATAAATATCTCTAATCATTTAAGAACACTAATTTTTTATTATATATTCTCTTTTAATTTAATAGCTTTCAGATTATAAATTACCCCGTGAAAAAGTAATCAACACCTTCATCCCCTTTTATTTCTTCTACTACCCTATCAACCTCTTCTCGGCCTTCAGATGAAATCATATCATAATTAATTGTAATGTTACCTGGAAGATTAAATGAGAAGGTTCCTAAAATTCTGGATAGTTGTATTTTAGCCATTCCAATAACATATCTTTGAAATGCTTCATCTTCAAATAATGCACAATCACTAATAGTTGAAAATATTTCAAATATAACTGCATTCTTAGGAAGCTCGCCTTGGAATCTAAACTTTTTAGTTAGCCTATTAAATGTATATGATATTTGTGGTAATAAAACTTGTCTTGCATTATCCATGAATAATGAATTAACAACATAGTACATTAAATTTTCACTGCCTATACCTGCACCGTAAACATCGTCATATATAAACTTGTCAATTGAAAAATCTACATCATCTGCATTAAAGCTCATTTGACCAAATCCACCATCTTCACCACTGAATCCACCTATCTCAAATACATCATTCACTGAATAAACCCTAGATGGCATTTGAACAATACCTCGAGGATTAGAAATTTGATTTTTATTAGTTATAGTTTCGTTAGCCTGGCCAGTTCCATGTGGCACTCCTTGATTAAAAGTACTTTTCTTTAATGCACCAGCAGGTAAAGCAATATACATTTGTTCTACACTATCTTCATATATTTTATAAAAATATTTTTTTGCTCTTTGTATAATATTGTTTAATTCTTTCTTAGGAACAGTAAACGGTATTTGGCATGCAATAGTAAGATCATCATTAATTAATTTTATTAATGCATCTAAGCATGCAGCTTCATCAGGATCATTACAATAAGTATTCTTATTAGCCATCTTATTTTATATTTTTTCTATTTCAATTATTTCGGTATTTTCAAACTTTGCTAATTTAGTAGCTCTACCTTTTCTAAAAATACCACCTTCCATTTCGCCACTAAATACTCCTTTAGGCCCAAAGACATAAGAATCTTTACACATTACATTTTTACTTACATAAGAATCTTCTATCTTACAATCAGCAGCATCAGTTGCACCAAACAAGTTACTCTCAAATAAAGATGAATTTATAAGTTCTGAACTAAAGATATCACAATTTAAAATATTACCTTGGATTTTACAATCTACAATATCAATTCCTTTTATTTCAAAGCATTGCATTAATTCAGCATTTTTCAATTGCATTTTTCCAGTATCAGCATCATAATTAATTAAACCTTCTTTTAGTCCTGCTAAAGTTAAAAGTTTAAAAATCTCCTCCCTCATTTTAGGATAAAAAGTTTCTACAATTTGATCATACGTTTGTAGGTCAACCATTAATTTTATCCTTGGGAATCTTTTCTTAAACGCTTGGTAATCTTTATATGATTCCACTATACCACTATGCTTTTCTAAAACAGCATCTAATTGTTTAAGGTCATTATTGGTATATTGAGGATACATTAAAGTTTCATATAATGATACAACAAAATGTTCAGTTAAATCCATTATAGTATTATACTTCTTTTCATAATCTTTTCCGCCAAGATATCTAAATTCAATATAATTTTTAGGTAACTTGGAAAAGTTTACACCATAATACTTTTCAGATACAAACATGTAATTTTTCCATAAGATTTTTTCTGGGGAAGGTTGAGTCATTCCACTTAAAGGAACAATAAATTTTATTGACTTAGCATAAACAGAATCTTTTCTGTTAGGAAATGCTTCATAAATTTTATTCTCATTAAAATTTAATACAAATTTTCCAATATCTAAACTTGATACATTTGTAGGAGTTCCTAATTTCTTTCCATCAAATGCTACATTAACATGAATACTACATCGCTCATTAGTGAATCCATTTTCACGAATCCACTTTAGAGTTTTTGCAATAATAAGTTTTGATTCAACAAACGGCATTGGCCCAGTGACCAATTCAATCATGCCAGTTCCACCTGAATTATCAGGCTCTAATTTAAATACTTCATCGGAAGGTGTAAATTCACTATGAGCCTTTTCTTCTATTTGTATTCTTTTATTTAAAACATTAGAAAGACTTCTTTTAACCTCGTCTAACCCTTCATTAGCAAAGAATTCAAATTCTAATCCAATCTTGGATGCATATATGGCATTTAATTGTTCGTTAGTGTACATGTAGTTCCTGATTTGTTTATATATTCAAACCAGGAATAGGTTATGCTATGTTCATGGTAATCTTGCGATCACTAACATTCACACTTCCAATTTTTACATTTATAGAATCACCTTTAGATAGATCGGTTCCCTTTAATTTAGACTTATGAATTAAACCACTAATACCTTTTTCTAATTCAACAAATGCACCGTATGAAGTTATTTTAGTTACCTTACCTTCAGATATCATCATAGGTTTATATTTATCATTAACGCCATCCCATAGATCAATCTTAGGACCTAATTGGCTTAATATAATTTTTCTATCTGATATAACTTCTTTAGCCCAGAATGTTATTTCATCACCAGGTTTAATACTTCTATCATCCAATGCTTTTTGAAATTCTTCACTTAATTCAGCCTTAGGAATTAATCCTGTTAAGCATTCATCAAATTCAGCAAATACACCAAACTTAGTAGTACCTGTTACAAAGCCTATTCTAGGTTCTTTAATAGTCTCATTTAATTTTTCAATTGTTGAAGGAATCATTGTTCTTAAATATTCTCTATGGGATACTACAACCGTATCCTTTTCCCTAGAGAATGTTATTGGCATAACAATTATTTCTTTACCAACAATAGCACTAAAATCATGTAATTTATTTAAACCTCCTAATGAACCTGGCATAAAACATTTAATGCCTGCAACATCTACCCAATATCCACCATGAATTAATTCTTTAACTTTAGCAGTAAAACCAATTGTTGAATTTCCAATAGCCTCTTTAATTTCTCTTAGCTTAACTTCTTTTATAGCATCTGAAATAGAAGCTATGACATCACCAGTTTTTGGGTTGGTTTTTATCTTAATGTCAATTTCCATACCAACCTCTAATTGTTCAACAATATAATCAGGTTCTTTTGATAGAGTACAATACGCTGTATATTTAGACTGAATGTCAATAAGAGCTCTTTCTCTATCTTTAGATATAAAAGAAACTTCACCTCTTGTAGTGTAAGCTATATTGTCTTCTATTAATTGAGTTTTTTGTAGAGTGGAATCGTGAAGATTATACATAGAAAGTGCATCAGCAGCATATGCTTCATTTGCCATTAATTTTGTACCTTCTGGAACTTGAACTTTTATTTTCTTTGTATCAAATGGATCATCACTTAATTGAATGGTGATTTCTTGCTCGGTCATTTTTTTATTTTTAAGAGTGGTTATTATAGATTATATATTTTGTACATCTAATATTAGTTATACTTATAAATTAGTAGATTGTTTCATTAAGTGATTTTACCAGTACCTGTACCTGCTTGGGCAACAGCGGATCCTGCAGTAACCACAGCAGTAGTTACTAATCCAGTCAGTATGAAAGCATTTATTGCTTTACTTGCTTCTGCTGCAAATGCTTTTCCTCCAGCATCTCTTATGACTGCTGCTGATGTAGTAACTGCTACATCAGAAGTATTCTTTGCTGCTTTGTCATCCATAGCTTTCATTCCTTTCTCAAAAGCTTTTTCTAATGCTAATTGTAATGGTCCTATTCCTGCTGATAATGGCATAATTTATTATTTAATTTATAGTTTATATATTTAAAGAGTTTTTACTTGCTTTTGGCTTAATTCAGCAGGTGTCATTGGTTTTATAGGCGGGCTTGTTGGTACTCCTTTATTTCCAATATGATTATGACTATTAAATAATGACATAAATTTGTTCCCTAATACTAATGGTTCACTTGCACCTTCTCCTAATTCTATTGATGATGCATGATTAACAATAGTATTTTTACAATTGATTATTGCATCTTCACAATTAATTTCTGTATTAGCTCCACTGTTAATTGTAACTTGAGCAGAATGTGTAAAAGTTAAATTACCATCATTAAGCATTACGATAGTATCACCGTTAGCATTTATTATTTCAACAGAGTTATCAGGTTTTATATTTACAGTAGTTGGACCTTCAGTTGTAGTGTAGTCCATCATTAGCCCTTTTTCTTCTGTAAAGAAAACTTTAATATGTTCCCCTTCTCTTTCATTAGTTACTTCAGATACACCGTCTTGTAATTCTCCAGTTAAACCAAATGCAGTGTCATAAATTAATACATGAGAATTTTGGTATGAAGGTTCTACTTCAGCTTTAGTTTCGTCTGAAGGATAAATGTTTTCATGATAAATAGGTTGGTAAAAATTTCCATTATCAAAAGTAAGTCTAACGATAGAACCCAACTTAGGAATTTCAAATTTACCACTTCCTGTATTACTTCCACCATACATTAATTGATGAGGTCTTGACCACGGTAACGCAGCAGTTGGAATCTTATATGCACTTTCAGGATCTTCGGGATCTACGCGATCATCCATTTTGCCATATACTCTTATCTTACATCTCCCTTCAAAGATATCATCATTAGTATCTTCAACAATACCAACCCACTGTGTAGATCTTAAATCATCAGAATTAAAATTTTTTGGATTAACTTTTCCCATTAGTCAAATATATTTTCGTCAGTTATAGTAGAATTAGGAGGAGGTCCTGATGGGCCAAACGCATTAAGAGAAGTTAAACCTCCTAATGTATTAGCAGATGGATCAAATACTTGATCAGAACCACTTAATGTATTATTTGGTGGATTGGGTGCGCCTAGTGGACTATCACCGATATTTCTTACAGCAGACTCATTACCAAATGTAGGTAATTCTCCACCTTGTATAGCAGCACCTACTGCTGCGTTAATTAATCCTTGTGGATTTGAAATGGCCCCAAGTAGTTCATTCCTTAAACCGAATACATTTCCTAAAGTAAGACCTTGTATTGCACTTGACACAGTTCTACCAACTGCATTAATTGCGCCTTCAGCTGCATTAGCTAGTTGATCTTTTCCAAACTGTTTAAGCTTATCTTTAAATGATGGGTCTGTATTAGATGGAATTTTACTTGCATCTAATTTACTATTATAGCCAGAAAATTGAGAAACATTTTCCATTAAACCATAATTCCATTTAATTTGTGTAGTAGCTATATCTCCGCCATTATTAGTTACACCCTCAAAAACATTTCCGCTTGCACCAGGATCCCACATACATTCAGTAAATTTAAAACCAACCTGAGATGTGTTTTCATTTACAAGTTTTTTGGTATCATCCGAATCCTTTGATGGGTTTAGTGCGCCTAACCAATTTCTTACTGTTTTAAATTTTCTAATTTCTTGTACATAAACATACACATCAAATCTTAATAAGTTTTGTGGCACAATAAATCTTTTGTATCTTGTATCATATACAGCCATTTTATATAAACTAAATAATGCTGTAAGTTTTAAATCTATTGCCTCTAAACAACCTATAGTAATCCCTTCTTCACCAGTTGTACCAGTATAAGGATCGGTACTAAACGTTGTAGATTTTTGCCAAGCCTCTAATAATCCTTGTATAGTTTGAAAATAATATGGCCTAGTTTTATTAATTTCTTGAATACCTTGAATAAATGCTTTTAAGTATTCTACTCTGTTTGTTTCTCCAATTTTTGCTAAATAAGCAACTGCTGACGGTGTTGATGGATAACTACCAGCTCCAGATGGTGGTGTAGATGATGTTCCTCCTAAACCTGAAACGGCAACATCACCGTTAGCTGTTGGCTTTGGGTTTTGTTCAGGTGGTGTAATACCAGTATTTGCAACAACAGCACCATTAAATAAAGGAGATGAAATATCAAACATTAAACTAAATCCAAGATAAGTAGGATCATCTAATGATGTTACCCCATTGCTTCCAGAGCCGTATGCAGTTGTCGGGTTAGCAACAAACTTTTTAGCAAACTCATAACTTTGTGGAAAACTCCCACTTCCTAGATAGGAACCGAATGGTCCAGCTAATTGAGCCAATGCCTGACTACCTGCGGGGTTTGCTAAATCTATTAAAGGCATATTGTTTTATTTTTTTATATTTATTATGTCGTTGGAGTAAACTCTCGACGTTGTAATTTTAATCTCATTCTAACAGGACCAGGTTTAGTTAAAATCCATTCAACACCAGATATAACATAAAAGCCAGTTAAATATTCATTAACTATACCATTTTCCGAATTAGGATCATTTTCATCCGGATCACCTGTTCTAGTTTGAGGGGCTTCATCCCCTTCTATGTCATCATTAGATGGTGCTAATAAAGCATTCTTTATTGGGCTAGCAAATTCTAAAATTTGAACATATATTCTACTATATCTAACTAAAGCAGGATTAACTGTATCTAATTCTATAACCATTCCCATTTTATTAATCTCAGCGTTATTTTGATAATTCTGAACTGTAGCATATTGAAATTCAGGATGAACATTATCGCCCTGTGTACCTAGATATTTGTATTTAACTTGATCATTTCTAGGGCCTTCCACTTCTCCACCTACTATTCTACCTTTTGTAGCAGGTATCATTCCTGGTGTATCGTTTGTTAAAGGATCTACAAATTCACTAACCCATTCTTTTGCTTCAAGATCCCAGTATTGAGTGTATCGTTTATAACCGTTTGCTTTACTAATAGCCCCACTCTTGTTTACTAATTCATGTTTAGATACATACCTTGCACCACCTTGCATCTGAATCATATTACTTAAATAGTTAGGAAATTCATCCTCTTGTCCTTCTGATCCTTCAGCACCTATAGTATCTCCAGCATTTTGGCTAAATGTTTGGCTAGCTTCAATTGCACCTTCTTGACTAAATAATCTATTTACATCAACCATTGTTAAATAATAATAAGGATCAATATAAGAAGTAAAAAATGTTTCGTCGCTTAAGTAACTATTTGCAACAATGTCTTGTATCCACGTTTCTGTAGTATCATTAGGATTTGTCCATGTCATAGTATCAGCAGTCTCTTCAACATTAGACGCATACCCTAATTGTAATCTTTCAGCTATATTTAATAGTGCATCCCAGCTTGTAACTTCTTCTTCATATTCAACATTTTCTGTAAAAAGATTAGGGACAAACATTCTACCCATTATTAAATATTCACTTGCACTTGCACCGCCACCGCCGCCAACAGGTTTACAATCAACTATAGTAAAATCTATTCTTATTGGTTTAAACGTAGTTTCATCACCTTGTGATCTAATGTTAACTTGTATTAAATCTCCATCCTTAGGATAAAATCTTGAAGTAAAGAATCCATCAACATCAGCAAATTGTATTTTAATAATTGGATAAAAAGCATCATTCTTTAAAGAAAATAGATTTAACCTATCCATTTGGACATCATATCCATTTACCCTAATATCTGGTACTACCTGAGAAAATTTAGAAGGTTTTTCTTTTAGTGTTGAATCATCAGAATTTTCTGACCCACTTTCAACATCCAATATTTCCATTGGATCTAATTCTATAGCGGGTTCTATAACCGTTAATATATTTCTTTCAACTATACTATCAGACATATCTTATGATTCAGTATTTGTACTATTTCTTGTCGGTAGATTTGCCCCTAATTTAATTTTACCTCCTTCATATACTTTAGCATCTTGTCCTTGCTGTAGCATATTTGGTGGAATAGGTGACTTTACTCCATTCTTTTTTGTTTTAGCTTTTTGTATTAATCTTTGGATTCGTGATTGATCTTTTTCACTCTGTCTTCCAGTATCAACATACTGAGCCAATGAAGCACTTGGTCGTTCTGCGGGATTTGGTCTCTTATAAACTAAATCTAATTGTTCTAATTTAGGTATTGCCAAAACATCACCTTCTTGAATAGTAAAAGGATTAAAGATATTATTAACAACACATATTGCATCTAAATAAGCATCCGTTCCATAATACATCTGAGAAATTTTATCTATACGGCCTATCTGGTCTTGCTGAACGTAATGTAAAGCCTTAACACCAAGTTCTCTTTTATATTTAAAGGAAGGTGCAGTTAAATCAAAATATTGTTGGCCTGTTTTTTCATCAGACAATTTATTTTTTAATGTAAGAGATTTAATGTTCATATTTATTTATTCTTTTATGAGTCAATTAGCATTTGTGTTAAGTTACTAACATATGCACCTGTTGTTGGATCTTGGCTAGCACTACCATTCTTAAGAGATGAAACTTCAGAACTATTGTTTTTAATATTAGAGATTAATTCATTATTGAATGAATCAGCTGATGGTTGATTTGTAGATGGTTGTAAACTACTTGTTCCTACGTCTGGTATAACACCATACATTGAAACTTCTTTACCAGCTAAATTAAGTACATCTTCAACACCTTGAGCTGATGCATATATTCTACCTTGGCCTGCATTAAACATATTTTCTATATCTCCTTTATCTCTTGGCTTACCGTGCTTTAAATCAATTTCAAATTTAGCCTCCATAGGAAAATCATCATAACCTAAACCTTGTCCTAATGTCATAGTAGCATTATCACAAATCATATTACCCATCATTACAATTGGATTTAATGGATTACCGACAGTTAAATGCCAGTCACCGGTAGGTTCTCCGCTAATAAAAGCCTTCGTTGCAGATGTACCTGTAGCACCACCTACTTGCTTACCTAAAAAGTTACCAAGCATATTACCTAATAAATTTTTACCAACTTTCTTTAAACCATCAACTATACTATTAGCATCAAAATTTCCACTAGAATCTCCAAATAATCCTTTCATACCAGTCTCTACATCATTAACTACACTTCCCATATAACCAGAAAAATTACCATCTCTTAACATACTAATGTCTCCGAATTGGCTAGCAACAAATCCACTACTTCCATAATACCTATGCCCTCCTCCAAAAAATTGAGCATTATTAGTAGTCATGGTTAACATATTACTTATAATATCAATCATTGCTATTTTAGGATTAACATAACTTAATGATTTAAGTTCATATTCAAAAGTTAGCTTCATATCATTTGTAAACTTTAATCCACGTTTACGAACCATAGTACTATCTACAACGTTTACTGGTCCTAATACAAAATTAGCATAAGTAGTTCCTAACCTATCAGCAGTAGAGCTACCTGCTCCGTTTTGAGCTCTAAACTTAGAACCTGCGGTTTGTCCTTTTGCTGAGTCAGCAACTGCTCTACCTATTCCTCCAATTTTATTGTAAAAAGGTTGTTGTGTGTAACCGCCACCTGATGAACCAGTATCCACTGATTCAAAATCAGCTGTTATTGCTTCATAATTTAAACCAAATGACATCTTTAAAAGTTCTTCTAAACTATTACCAGCAGTTTCTCCTAAATATGTTATTGCCGTTACACCAGCAACTTGTGTGGCATCGGCTACAGTTCCTTCTTTATCCTTAACTTTATATTGATAAATGTTGTCAGAAATTGCAGTTGGAAATCTCCTAAGCGTAATTAAATGATTTACTGGAATTTTCTTGTAATATTTAGAATATAAAAAATCTGATGGCTTATAACCTATTTTAGGATAGTGTTCATCAAAGTAATTTATGATCTTTGGTAATGAAACATTAGTAGCTTCCGCCCCACCCATTAATTCATTAACAGGTTTATCAATATACTTATCCTGTTGAGCTGTTTGTAAATTTCCATAAAATCCTTGGAAATTAAACAGAGCATACTTATTAGCAATAGAACTTGCAATTGGTGATGTAGACATGCCATTAGCCACGGTTGCTGCATCAGCCAACGCAGAATTAACATAAAAGTTTTGGCTATATAAATCAGCAACACCTTTTGCAAAACCTGAAGCTTGGCCACCAAATGGGCCTACTAAATTGGTATTTGCAGTATTCTCCTGAGGATACATTGCATCATTGAGTGATTCAATTTTATTACTGAAATTAAAAGCCATAGATGAAGGTTATTTTATTATATATTTAACTTAAGCTGTTGAGGTACTTATTAATATCTATGTTACCTTTTTTAAATTTATCAGCCCAGCCTTTTTTATATCTGGCATCAAATTCTCTTACACTATCTATAGAGAGTGGCCCTTTAAAAAATGGCCTAGATGATATATCCCTAATCTCTTTTAAGTTTTTAGAAATCATATATAGTTGAACCTTTTCAAATAATTCAGATAATCCAACCTTTGTTTTGGTACACATAACTGATTCTATAACTACATAAAATCTTTCTCTATCTTTTTCATTTAACCTATCTTCTAAAACTTTAGCAGTTTTAAAGTCTTCGGCTTTAAGAATCATTTTCCTTGCACGATTTTCAAACATATGTCTAAAGTTCATATCAAAAAAATGCTGTTTAAGAAATCTCATATTATCATAAAACTTAATAATACGAATTTGATAAAGAGGATTTACTGGATCCCATTTGGAATCTAAGATTTTACCTTTAACCGGTAAAAGTATGTTAGGATTAGTATGAGATGCTAAAAGGCAATATACATTTTGTCCTTTATTAAATATCCTATGTGTTTTCATTCAAATTCTATTATGTCATCGAATAACTCAGCAGTGCCGTTGACAGTAATATCAGGTGAATGATAAATTTTATAAGTAATAGGTTTGTTTGATAATGATTCTACATAAGACTGTATGCCGCCAACTGTTTCTTTATTAAGATTTCCTAAAACATAAAATATTGTTGTAGAAATATTACGACCTATCGCATTTTGTAATTGTCTCATTAAATAAGATGATACTACTGCATCAGATGGTTCATATTGATAAAAATCGTTTTTTGTAAGTTTATTAAATATATCCATATAATTTATACACTCAATGCTCCTAGGAACATTACCTAAAAATGTTTTAACACGTAATGCATCATTAGAGTATATGAAATTAAATTCTATATGTTCTTCTTCCATTCTTCTAGTTCCTTAAGCTCACTCTTAAGTCTTTTTATTTTAAATTCAATATCTTTATCAGTAGGTTCATAGTGAGTACCCCATTGTGTATTAATATCTAATACTGTTTTATCAAATTTACTACCAAGCTCTAAGCCAAGATCATCGCATAAATCAAAAAAGAATCTTTTTACATAACTGTATTGATTCTTATCATTTTCATTTGATTCATAAACATCAGTAGAAGTAAAATGTTCTCTACCTCCTCCATGATTATCATCAATGACTTTTTTAATTACACCATTTCTAGCAGGTTCTAAAACTATCTTAATCATTTATGATTTTCTATTATATAATTTAGATGCTAATTCTTTGATTGTTTTTCTTGCAACCTTTTTATCAGAATGCCATGTAGATTTATCTTTAATCATAATAAGAGAATATGCTTCCCTTAATTTTTCTATTTCTTTATCTGTATAACCTTCTTCTTTCCATCTACTTATATGAATATTTTCAGCAGCCTCTAATGCAGCATAGATAGATTTTTCAGCAGCTTCAGTATTAGCTTCATGTATTTCTTTGCCTTTTTCTCTAGTTTGTTTACAGATTTCCAACCATTCTTTAAATGATAATTTACTTTTCATTTTTAGAATTCCTTGATGTTTCATAGCCAATCTTCTTTGGCGACGGTTAGGTATAGTTTGATTTGCAGTCTCGCTCATATGATTAATTTTATTATATATTACTAGTTATAAAGTGTGCTATTCACCTTTGTACTTACTCTCGATTAATGATTGTACACTGTTATGTAAACAGTCTAATATTTCATCTTTAGATAATTGATCTAAAATAAATGATTGTAATTGTTCATTAACTTCTTTTTTATCAAATGATGTACTCATTATTTCATACACACCTTTTGTTGGAATGTTTACAGGAAATTCTAAAAGAAGTTTTACTTTATTATTTTTCTTTTGTTTATTAAATAAAACTCGAATAGGAGAAATTGCAACTTCTTGTAAGTTTTTAGGTGAAGCCGATACATTTAATGGATCATTGTTAGACATTTGTGGTTTTACAAATTCACCAGCTATATCAGAATCTAATTGTTGTAGAAATTCATTTTGTAAATCTTTTGATAATCTACCACCTTCATTAAAGTTTATCCACTTATCGTCGATATTCTTAATAGTAACTACATCACCAGATTTTTCTCCTTTAATCCATTGGTAATATTTAAGCTCCGGTACTTCTTCTTGTGGAGTTTCCTTAATGTTATCTTTTTGCATTTGTTGTCTATTTATTATTATACATTAAATATAATAATTGTTTAAGAATCTATTATGTACAGTTACCATCAATATCTTGATTACATATTGTATCAGGATCTTCTTCTGTATATGGATTCCATGTTAGAGCAGGTTGACTAACAGCAACTAATCCATTATTAAAAGCTTCAAAGGTTGAAAATGTATTTATATTAGCAGCAGCGTATTTAGTATAGGCTTCTCTTGTCCCTGCCCTTCCTGATCTATTAACACCTACAAGAAATGCTGCAACATATGAAGTTTTTTTAGAATCTTCATATACAATATAATAATCGTCTCCAGTTGGTGTTATATCTGTTGCTGCCATAATTTATTATTTTTTTTAAATTCCCCCACCGTCATTAAGTGTTCCCCATTTATTAGCAAGACTCGTACGTGCAGATACTGCTGAAGGATTTGCTAAGGAATATTGACTATTACCAAAATCTACAGTACCACCTGGCCAAGATGGGAAACTATAAGCAGCATCCCATGCAATTAATAACGCATCATAATTAGCAGTAGATAATTTAAAAGTAGTAGATGGGCCAGTCATTGGTGAGGTACCAACTGTGCTTACATTCCATGCATTTACATTCCAATTTCCTATAGGTTGATCAAACGCAGTAGCATCTGTAAACATATCTCTCATATCCACAACTCCTGAAGTATCCCAACCGCTAATATTTTGATTAAAATTAGGACAATCCTTAAACATTTCTCTCATAGTAGTAACTGATGATGTATCCCAACTCGATATATTGTCATTAAAGATTGCACAGCCGTCAAACATAAAATCCATATTCAGAACTTTTGATGTATTCCAAGAATTCATAGTTCCAGTATTGTTATTATCAAAGTTGGCACAATTCCTAAACATTGATTTCATAGAGGGAATAGTAGATACCTTTGCACCTATATTAGTAAATATCTTAGGATTAATAACAGAGCAATTATTAAACGTTCTTTCGAATTGTGAAACATTACCTACATCCCAATTACTCAAATCAATAGGTGCACCCCCATTAGATCCAGATTGGAGTTTAGAACAACCCGAAAACATTATTTGCATTGCACTCAATCTACTTACATCCCAATTTGCAATATTATTAATTGTAGTAAGACTAGTACAACCACTAAATGTAGCTCTTCCTCCACGGCTATTCAAATTAATATTATTAGGATGTCCAGGAAACCAGGGAGTATCAGGGGCTGATATTATTGATAAGTTTACACATGATCTAAACACTTGCCCGGATGAATTTTGCTTGCCAGCTGTTAGTTTTAAATCACCCCATCTTGTTATCTCTAATAATTTGTTACCGTCAGCTTTACCAGTATTTTGTGACTGCTCCCAGAAATTAAATCCTGCAATATTACCTTCTGCTGAAATTGTATATGTACCAGGTGTTGAATAAGTATGCAAACACGCTGTAGCATAATTAGAGGAATTAACATTAGAAGTTTGACCATCACCCCAGTCTATAGTAAAATTAATAGTATAGCCTAAATTATCTGTACCATCTGTAATGGGAAAATAAAATTGATTAGTTGCAGATGGTGTCGTGAAACCATATTGAGTCTGGGTAGCAGTATTAACTCTCATTTGAAAACTACCTTTACCTGAACCTCGTCTACCTGATAAAATCTTTCTCATATGTTTATGGTGCTATTTGTTCAAACCAATATTCATTACGATGTCCGTTATATTGTACAGTTAAATACATATTAGTATTAGTTATAAAATCATCTCCTTTAATTCCAACTGCCAAACTTACACTTGGTGATGAGGCCGTGTTAGTTAATATTCTAGCAAAACCACCTATTACACTTGATGCCGGACTTATAGTATAAGATGTAGCACTAGCAGCGGGGGCACCATCCATATTATAATAAGTACCTATTACATTATCAGTTGTAATTGTTCCTGTTGTAGTACTAGCCGTAGCAACTCCAGTTGGTCCTTGTGGTCCTTGTGGCCCTTGTTGCCCTGTTGGTCCCTGTGGTCCTTGAGGTCCTTGTTGACCAGTTGGTCCTTGTGGTCCTTGTTGACCAGTTGGTCCCTGTTGTCCTTGAGGTCCTTGTTGACCAGTTGGTCCTTGTGGTCCTTGTTGACCAGTTGAGATCGGAAGAGCACCCGTCTGAACTCCAGTCACCGTTGTATATCGTAT